GAGTACACCATGCAACGATTACAAAAGAGCCGTATCCGTTGTTTCGTCCGCTGGCCGTATCAGCCTCAACGACAACTGTCGCAGCGGCGGCGGTGTTCGCCCGGTTTGTATCTTCTCATCTTCAATCTTTGAATCAGGAGATTAAATGATATGGCAGAGAAAGAGTTTGGAGTGATTTCACAGGCAAAGAATTTGGCTGAGCACACATTCCGCATAACTTCAAATTGCAATAGGTACCCAAAGAAATACAGATTTTCGCTTGTCGACAAAATGCAGAATAAGGCATTGGAAATATATGAATATTTGTACGAAGCAAATAGGACGAATTGGGAAACTTGCCTTGAAGAGAGATCAGAACTGCAAACAAAAGCTATAACGCATTGCGATGAACTTTTGTTTTACATTGAATTATCAATGAAATTGAACATTATCAATGTAAAAAGCATGGAGTATTGGTCAAAGATGGTTACTGATGTTAAGCACATGACAATTGCTTGGAGAACAGGCGACAAGAAAAGATTGGCAAGCAATGACAGTAAATAAAAATATAGGTTACACACTGTATAAACCGTTGTTTCGTCCGCTGGCAATATCAACAACAACAACTGTAACAACAACAACGGTGTTCGCCCATTCTGTATCACACAGACAGTAAGAGTAGGCATTAAGCCGAAATCAGATAAAGATACAAAAAAGTGTGTGACCTTTCCCAAAAGGATAAATACAAAGGAATTTTTACTATGGATAAAGATGTTATATGTGATTATGGAAACCTGTATAAAGCATATAAAAAAGCTAAAAGTGGTAAAAAACATAATTCAAGCACTGCAAAATTTGAAGCAATGAGTCTTGAAGGACTTCATATGTTGAAAGAACAACTTGAAAATCAGACATATCGGATGAATCCGTATAACGAGTTTAAGGTCTACGAACCTAAAGAAAGAGTGATTAAGTCGTGTTCGTTCAAAGATAAGGTAGTTCAGCATTGCTTATGTGACAATATTTTGCTCCCAAGGTTGAAGTATGAATTTATAAAAACAAACTACGCAGGGCAACTCGGCAAGGGAACCCACTTTGGCATGGATTGTTTGAAAGAACACATGCTTGAATTCTATAATCAGCACGGTCTTGACGGTTGGATTTTGAAGTGTGATATTAAAAAATTTTTTTATCAGATAGATCATGAAGTGTTGAAAGATATAGTCGATTACTATTTTGATGACGAATATACAAAATGGTTGAATCATCTATACATTGACAGCACTGATGGCTTAGGACTGCCACTTGGCAATCAGGTTGCGCAAGTATATGCGTTGCTTATGCTAAATGGGTTAGATCATTTTATAACCGGTGAGCTAGGAATTGAATTGTATGGTAGATACATGGATGATTTTTATCTGATTGCACCAAGCAAAGAATACTTGAAACATTGTCTGGATTGCATAAATCAATTTGTAGCGAGCCTAGGATTATCACTTAATGGTAAGACACAGATAGTTCCGTTTAAAAACGGAATTTTATTTACAGGTTTCCATCACTATGTAACGAAAGATGGAAAGTATATACGGAAATTGAATGGTAAAAGTAAGCGAAAGATTTATAAAAAGCTAAAAATTTGGACGAAACTTGTTAATGATGGCAAGATGACAGAGAAAAAGTTTTATGAAAAATATGGTGCTTTGAAAAATCACATGTTGCATGGCAATTGCGTAAAATTGTGTCATTCAATGGATGTATATGTAGAGCAATTGTTAAATAAATCAAGTAAAGTAAGGAGAAATAAATATGGTTAAGTGCGACAAAGGATTTGTTGAAATCAAGGGTTCCAAGAATGAAGTTACAGCTGAGACAGCAATATTACTTAAATCTTTACGTGAACATATAAGTGAGGACGAGTTTGAAGAGGTTATTGAGAACTCAAAAAAGACTGATGATGAGATTGAGGCAGAAGCCAGGGAAGTCAAGAAAAAAATTATTGCAGAAATTTTAAAAGAAGCACTACGTAGGGAGGATAAGTAGATGGAAGATAATACACAGATAGTTGCAACAGAGCAGAAGAAAGAGATAGCAACTTCAAACAAGGTGACTGATTACAGTCTTGGTATATTTGGAACATCCGATAATTTCATCATGGCAATGCAGATGGCTAAGGCATTGGCAGAATCAACCATTGTGCCGCAGACGTATCAGAAGAATCCATCTAACTGTCTTATCGCTATTGAGCAGGCACAGAGAATGAGAATAAGTCCTCTTATGGTCATGCAGAACCTGTACCCTATACAGGGTAGACCATCATGGAGTTCTCAGTTCCTTATCGCCCAGGTGAATAATAGTGGTAAATATGACATTGAGTTACAGTATGATGAAACCAAGGATGCAAACGGCAAACCTTTCTCATGCACTTGTTGGACCTTGAAAAAAGGCAGGAGAGTAGAGGGCATGACTGTAGATATGCAGATGGCTAAAGATGAGGGTTGGCTTGGCAAAAATGGCAGCAAGTGGAAAACAATGCCGCAGCTTATGCTTAGGTATCGAGCTGCATCGTTTTTTTCACGTCTTAACTGTCCTGAATTGACGATGGGATTATACACTAAGGAAGAAGTTGAGGATGGCGATTTTAAGGAGTTTACAGTTGAAGATGTATCAACACAGGTGCAGAGCGATCTTGAGAATGCAAATTCACAGGAATTTATTGATAACGAAGATGATGACGAAGAAGTACCAGAGTTTGCAAAGTAAGGAGTACATATGAGAAAAGACCGCAATGGAGAAGTGTTTTCAGGTAGAGTAAATGTAAGAGAGGAGTTTTTCAATTGAGAATAGTGTCGCAAGATGGAACGGTAGATTATCCATATGAAAATAGTGTGGTATTTCTTGATCGTAGGTTTAAATACGCCGTATCGATTCAAGTGATTGGATGTAATGAAATTGAAGTACTGGGTAAATATTCTACAAGAGAAAAAGCACTTAAGGCTATAGAAGAGCTAAGATACGCATATATGCGCCATAATCGTTTTATGCATGTTACTGTTCTTCCAGATTACGTTTCAGAAAAGACACTTGACAACGTGTGTGGAATATATCGTTTTCCACAGGAAGATGAAGTAGAGGTATAAGCATGAAACTTAAATGCATTTCTACTGGCAGTATTGGTAATTGCTATTTACTCAAAAATGCAAGTAATCAAACGCTTATCCTTGATTGTGGAGTGTCAATTAAAGATATACAGAGAGGTCTTGATTACAATATTAAAGATGTCGCTGGTGCCATTGTAAGTCATATTCATGGAGACCACATCAGGGCAGCAGTTGATTTGAAAAAACTGGGTATACCAGTGTGGAAACCGTTTGAATCTGTTAGTAAGGCTGTAAAAATGGGAGAGTTTACAATTTGTTGCTTTGCTCTCCCACACAACGGCACTCCAAATTACGGATTTTTGGTCAAGGTTGATGGGCAAAAAATGTTGTACATGACGGATTTTGAGTATTGCCCGGTTACATTTAAAAAGCAAAATATCGACCATGTGCTAATTGAGTGTAATTACATCAAAGATATGGTCGATACTGATGCTCCGAATTACACTCATAAGATACTCGGTCACTGTGAATTAGCTACTTGTAAGGAATTTGTTAAGGTGAATGCTACAGATAGCCTACAGAACGTCATATTGTGCCATTTGGGTATTGATACAAGCAATGCCGGCAGAATGGTTGCTGAGATATGTGAAGTGGCTAAAAACGCAAATGTGGACGTTGCAAGAGCCGGAGCAGAATGGCAGTTGAGAGCAAAGGATGAATGCCCATTTTAAGCAGAAAGGAGTACAAAAGATATGGCGAAAGCAAATGATAAAGTACATGAATATAGAATGTCCGGTGCAGCTTGGTTGTTGGAAATTATCAAGCGTGAGGGCATAGAGGAAGCAGAAAAGGAACTGGCCAAACGTAGAGCATATTTCGTTCCACTTGAAATTCCGACGTCAAAGATGCGTGAATTTGAGCAGAAAGTTAAATGGAACACGATAGATACAATGGTCTTATTATCATGTGCAACATTGCACGATGAATTTGGATTTGGTCATGATAGATTATGTAGGTTTATTGAGCGCTTTATGCTTAAAACTTCTTGCCTTGCTGACGAAGATGTGAAGTGGCAGGACTATATAGATACATTACAGGAAGAGGTTGGAATAACATTTACAATTAGAGAGAATGGAGAGAAATAATATGAATAAAGTAATTATGATGGGTAGGCTTACCCGTGATCCAGAAATCAGATATTCACAGAATGGCGAGCAGATGTGTATAGCTAGATATACACTGGCTGTAGATCGTAAATTCAAGAAACAGGGCGATGGGCAGACAGCAGATTTTATCAACTGCATTGCATTTGGCAAGAGCGCTGAGTTTACAGAGAAGTACCTTAAACAGGGCACTAAGATTGCCATAACTGGTAGAATTCAGACCGGTAGCTATACAAACAAGGATGGCAATAAAGTCTATACGACTGATGTTGTTGTTGAGGAACAGGAATTTTGTGAGAGTAAGAATGCGAATAACAGCAATAGTCAGCAGTCCAATACAGCAAATGCAAGCAATCAGCCAAGCTCTGGAAATGACTTTATGAGCATACCAGAGGGCATAGAGGATGATTTACCGTTTAAGTAGGAGTGAGTGATATGAATAAACATACAATGTCAGACTTATATTCAATGCAAGCTGCTCCGCTTTCTGTAAAGATAATGATGACAGCTAGAAGAATAAGGGACTGGGTGGATGAGTTTGGACAGGATGGAGTTTATGTGTCATTCAGCGGTGGCAAAGATAGCACAGCACTTGTAGATATAGTGCGTAATGTGTGTGGGTACAAGAAGATTCCGCTAGTATTTGTGGATGTGCCAACTCAATATCCTGAATTAAAGGAGTTTGCCTTGACATTTGATAATCTTGTGATTTTGAAACCTAAAATTTCATTTGCACAGGTTTGTGAAAAGTATGGATTTCCGATGATTAGCAAGGAAGTGTCAAATTGTGTAAGTGGTGCGAGAAAATATGTTAAATACCTTGACAGCCAAAAATCTAACAACACAATCTTAACAGACAGACAGACAGACAGACAGACAGACAGACAGACAGACAGACAGACAATTCCATATGCTTGCTATATGGCAGACCTATTAGGAATAGACAGGAGAATAAACAAGCAGAACGAGCAGTACAAGAGTTTGCAGATGGGAGTTATCCCTAGCGGTTCAGAATACAGGTTGCGCAGATTAAGTGGAGAACTGACAGATAGTAAAGGCAATTATAGTCAGTTTAATCAAAAAAAATATAAATTCTTTCTTGATGCACCATTTGAAATTAGCGATCGATGTTGTGATGTTATGAAGAAAAAGCCAGTACATGACTATGAGAACAAAACGGGCAAAAAACCAATTATAGCTACAATGGCTTGTGAGAGTATTATGCGTACAAAAAGATGGTTGCAAGATGGTTGCAATGTTTTTAATGCCACAAGACCGCATAGCAACCCTATGAGCTTTTGGACGGAACAGGATGTGTTGCTTTACATCAAAGAAAACAATTTGCCAATATGTTCCGTTTATGGGGACACAGTAACGGACGATGAAGAAAGCGGTCAAATGACTCTTGCAGATTTTTGTGATATGGAAGAATTTGAATTTGACAGACCATACTTGCATACGACTGGGTGTTCAATGACAGGGTGCGTATTGTGTGGGTTTGGATGTCATCTTGAAAAAGATGGACAAGGCCGATTTGAGTTGTTAAAGAAAACTCATCCAAAATTTCACAATTTATTATACGTCTTGAAAAACAATGGCGTGACCTACGCAGAAGCTATTGACTGGATCAATGAACATGGAGATATGAACATAAAATATTGATTTGTGGTGGGTGGGATGGAATATAAAGGAGTGAAAGCGAATGAGCGGAATTAAAGGCTATACAGCGGAAGAAGTCGCACGAGATGAAAAGGAAAAACTTATTAGCGATTATGAATCTTGCAAGTGTGATTTAGCTGAAATCAGACAGCATGAAAAAGAAATTGCAGATATACGACTTGCTTACAATTCAAAGATAGTAAAGTACAGGATGGAAAGCGTAAACAGAGTTCTTGACTTCGTACGAAGTGAATATAGGGCAGGTAGAATTTGCGACCTTGAAATACTATTGTGTCACTGTCAAAACAAGCTAAATGGCAATATTGACGGAATAGAATTAGACCTTGATGAGCATTTAAGAGGAGTTCCTTTTAAAAAAGTGGGTGATAGCGAATGAGCGCAAGAAAAGGAAAGAATCTAAAGCGAGTGAAGTATCAGCTCAAATCACTTGAAGAGGCTTTTGAGCGGGATGCTACAGCAAGGCATAAGAACATATCAGTTAGAAATGCGTTAATCATAGCACAGGAGTGTGTTGACAAACAGATAGCCAAACCGCTGGAGTCATGGGGCGCATATCAGTGTTGTCCTAGTTGCGGAGTGGCATATATATTCTTTGATAATTACTGTCCGGTATGTGGACAGAAAATTGATCGGTAGGAGGCAGAGAACAATGGAGAGATTAACAAATAGCGATAAAGAGATACCGACATTAGTTGATAATGCCGAATACTGGCTACAGGTATACTTTAAGCTCAAAGATTATGAGGACTTAGAGGAACAAGGAAGACTTATTAAATTGCCTTGTAAAGTTGGAGATGATATTTATTACATCTTAGGGATTCCAAATGAAACGCCATGCACAATAGATAAGTGTGTATTTGAGTTGTCAGACATAAACGATATTGGCAAAACATTATTCCTCACAAAATCCGAAGCCGAAGCAAGACTGAAAGAATTGAGAGGTAATCAGAATGGAAAAGTATAAATGTATTAAAGAATTTTATGTTTCAAAATATGACGAGGACGACAGCCCTACTGACGAATATATAACAATTCACAAAGGGAGTATATACGAGTACACAGAGGGCTATATAGGTGAATCGGATATACGATTGTATTTAGAAGATGGAGACGATGACTATGGTTATCTTGATATTTCCTATGAAACATTAGAAAAGTATTTTGAAAGAATCGCATAAACTGAAAGAATTGAGAGGTGAAGAAAATGGCTCAATGGAATAAAAATACAGTACCCAAATGTAAGAATAAAAAATACTCAGATGAAGTTTTGGCAACGGTAGAACACATAGGATGTGACGGTAAACTTTACAGGAGAGTGATTAAGGCTGTGTACTCCCCATATCCGCAAGGTTGGTATGAGGTGTGCGATTATTCACCCGATGACTATTCATATTTTATCATTGACGACAAGGTAATAGCGTGGATGGAGTTGCCTAAACCATATGAACCAAGAGTTAAAGAGTTTGGAGGTGGAGAAAATGAGTGATAAGCAGAGCAATCTCACAGACAAAGAAATGGAAGATTTACAGTGTGTGCAGAACAGCAATTCAAGAGACAATGAACCTTGTTGCAAGTGCGATGGTCGAACAACAAATATAAATAAGGCTAAGGTCGATAGCTTAGAAATAATTGCACAAATGCTAGACAATAAGCCTTATTATGAATTGAAGTACAGACAGCTTGGTAAAAAGGATTATTCTATTGGATATAGTTCTTACGATTTAAAAATTGTATTAGATTACATTGATACATATTTTGAAATTGTGAAAAGCGATAACCACACCAATGCCGACAGAATTAGAAACATGTCGGATGAAGAGTTGGCGGAATGGCTTACCAATATGTGTGATTTTGAAAAGAATGAAGAGCCTTATAAGTCAATTTACAATCTTGACACAGAAAAAGAAGAGTGTAAGGAATGGTGTGATCAGACTTGCCTAAACGAAGATTGGTATATAGGAGATTACTTCTGGGAAGCCGAGTGTACAGGTAAATATCTGCACATGAGGTTTGAATTATGAATAAAGGAGGCGGGAGAATGACGGAGAACAAAGCAAAGAAACCGCAAAAGAACGGCTTATATTCAGCACACAGTGGTATTTTTAGGAAAATTCCTGCATATACTTGCCCCTCATGTGGAAATATGTGCCTTGAAAAATGGGCGACTGAGCGGAGTATCACAAGTTACTGCTGGGATTGCGGTCAGAAATTAGATTGGAGTGATGTAACAGACTTTGAAAATATGGACGTAAATAGACAGAATGAAATGCTGGATTCCGAATCGGATAGAATAGCTGAGGACTCTCACAATGTTGTGCTTAATCGGGTTTGTTATGCAAGGGGTTCAAGCGGAACATTCGTAATTGATCTTAACGACCCTATAGAGACTAGGGATTATTGAAAGAATATAAAATTTGATGATGCCGTGGAGATTATGGAAAGAGGTGAAGAAAACGAGTAAGCTAAATTACAAAAAAATATATGCTATAGAAAAATCCAACCGTGAAAGGCTTTTGAAAGTTAATCCAAACCTTGATGACAAGAGTGGTATATACTTTCTCACCCGGACGGATGAGGATGGCATATCTTACTTTTACATAGGTCAAGCTGTGAAAATCTTGCAGCGGATGTGCAGCCACCTTACCGGATATCAGCACATAGACCTATCATTGAAAAAACGAGGGTTTTACAGTGCGGATAATCCCTATGGATGGCAAATTAATTTTATCCATTATCCTAAAGATGAACTAGATCAGATGGAGCAGTATTGGATATTGCAGTACACGAAGAAAGGCTACCAGTGCCGTTACAACAAGACAGCTGGCGGTCAAGGTGAGGGCAAGGAGAAGATAAACGAATTCAAACCATCTAGGGGCTACCGTGATGGCTTAGAACAAGGTAGAAAGAACCTTGCAAGGGAATTATCCTCTATTGCAGATAAACACCTTAAAATCGAAATTAGAGCGGATAAAGTTAATAATAAGGTGTCACAGAGACAGTATGAGAAGTTTATGGATTTATTGAAAGTGGGTGATTCGGAGTGAAGATTTTAAGCAAAAAGAAATACAATAAACTCATTGAAGATTTTGAGAAATTGCAGAAAAAGGTTGAGGAACTCAAAAGGATAAATGAGAGTATCGGGAAAAAGCTGGAAGATAAAAAGACAAGTTGCAAGCTGAATATTGGTAAGGATTTCTGCTTTAAATGCGAAAATTCTTACAGATACAAGACATATTGGGGAGTGACAGAAATCGAAAAATGCGGTTGCTTGCTTGATGTACCTTGTGAGGATTTTAAGAAAAAAGAAAGCGAGTGATTCAGAATGAGTAGCAATGTGAATATAGTAATAGCACAGGCTTTAATGATGAGAATTAAAGATTATGCAGAAAGAGCCTTGGATAAAAAAGATGTAACACTTGATATGGCTATGACTGGAATACGCTATACAGTTGATGCTTATGATGAGCATTTTCAGACAGGCAGAAAGCCCCAGTAACTAATTAAAAATCAAAGAAAGGAGGACATTTTGGCAAAAAGAATTAGAGCAACTGCAGAGGCGAAACTTGATCCTGAATGGGAACGAGCTTGCGCTATGGCTAATGATTTAAAATCTAAGGATGGCACTGTTCTTTGGGCATTAAGTTTCATTCATGCCTGGGAAAATGCGGTAAATATGATAAAGGAGGCGTTATGAGTTCTGTTAAAATTTTTAGATTTGGTGCAATGAATGATAAATATAGTGTTCAGTGCGAACAAAATTTCTAAAAAAGACATCACAAAAGATGAAGACTAAAATCATATAAGGAGTGAGGTTTGATGGCGGTATACAGGAGTGTGCATTTATCATTTTGGACGGACAATAAGGTTGAGGATGATTTTACACCAGAGGATAAGTATTTTTATATTTATTTGCTGACGAACCCTCAGACTAATATTTGTGGTTGTTATGAGATTAGCTATTCTCAGATGACTAGAAATACCGGATACAATAAAGACACCATAATGAGGTTGCTTGAGCGCTTTGAAAACGTTCACAAGATTATTAAATTTGACAAGAATACCAAGGAGATATTGATTCTGAATTGGTATAAATACAACTGGAGTAAGTCCGAGAAAACGCTTACTGGGGTTGAAAATGTTGCAAAACATATTAAGTCGGAAGTGTTTAAAAAATATGTTTTGGATGTTGTAAGCTGCATAAGAAGTAATACCCCTAGTATGGGGCATGTATGCCCCATACAAGCATCTGTATCTGATACTGATATTAATAATATATATATTAATAATAAAAGAGATATAGTTAATACATCAGAGAATATTAATATAAATAATAATATACTAGATGAATTAATTACAGAGTTTAATATATCTAACTATTTATTGGATGGTATTAATACATGGCTTAAATATAAAAAAGAACGGAGATTTACATACAAAGAGAGTGGCCTGAGAACCTTGGTTAAGACTATTAAGATCAAGGCAGATGAGTACGGAGAACAGGCTGTCATCGCAATAATTGATGAGAGTATTGGAAATGGCTATCAAGGGATAACATGGGACAGAATAAAAAAAGTTCAACCACCAAAGTCTCAACAGAGTGCAAGCGATCAGTTTGATAGGCTCATGGAGCAGATAAGGAGAGATGAAGATGATTGACGGCAAGGACGAAATGACAGTAGATAACAAGGAGGGGAGAGCAATTGACCGATAAAGAAACACGTAAGATAATAGCGGTGTTGATGGTTGCATATCCGAACTACAAGCCGATTAACATTGACTTTACCGTATCTGTTTGGACGGATATGTTGTCTGATTATTGTTACTCGGAGGTTGACATGGCAATCAAGGCATATATATCAACAGACACCAGTGGCTTTGCTCCGGCAATAGGACAAGTTATTGACAAAATAAAATCAATAACTACTCCTCGACAAATGACCGATGCCGAGGCATGGGCATTGGTTCGTAAGGCAATCTCAGATAGCAGCTACAATGCCAAAGATAGATTTAATGAGCTACCGGTAACATGCCAAAGGGCAGTCGGATCACCGGCACAACTAAGAATGTGGGCGCTGGATGCGTCTTATAACGAAAACGTAGTTAGTAGCAATTTCATGCGCAGCTATCGAACGGAAGTCGCTCGGCAAAACGAACTAAGCAGAATGCCAAGTGAGGTTCGGCAGATCATCGAAAAAATCAATAATAATTCTAAATTACTTTCAGAGTATGAGGCTAATCGGCCCGATAAAATCACAAAAGATAAAACGATAATTGAATAAGTTGGTGAAATGATGGAATCCAGATATCAAAAACTTAAAAATGCTGGATTGTGTGTAAGATGTGGCAAAACAAGAGATAGAGATGGTGCTTATTGCTCGGTCTGCTGCAAAAAACACACTGATGAAAACAAAACGGCAAAAAAATGGTACGCAGAAAATCACATTTGCCCTAGTTGCAGAAAAGAATCCTTATACGGAGACGAAAAGCAATGTTTGGCTTGTCAACAAAAACATAACAATTTTCAAGAAATTTATAGGCAGAAAAATAGGTTAGAACTCAACAAAAGACATGCAGATGGGGCAAGACGCATATATGCAGAGCGAAAAGCTCAAGGGCTTTGCCCTAAATGTGGGAAAATTAGACCTCAATTTGGATTTATAACATGTGGTTTGTGTCAAAAAAAAGATAATTCAACATTGCGAAGCAAATATGTACCACATCCAATAATTCCTGTTGAAGGCAAATGCCGATATTGTGATAATCCTGTTTATCGCAACTATAAGGTATGCCAAGATCATTTTGACAAAATGTATGGATATCGACAGCTTAAATGGCATCCACCTATAAGAAAGGCGGTGGATGAATGATAAGCAAAAATGATAACCCATGTAAAGATTGTGTAGAACCTATCAGACATATAGGTTGCCATGGAAACTGCGAAAAATATTTGACATGGAAGAAAGCATATGATGAATGGAACAGCAAAGTGTTTAACGAGAGGTCGAAGAGTCGAGCGGTTGACAAGTATTTGATAGACAGAAGTTTAAAGACAAAGGCAGAGTATCGGAGGAAAAACAGATGAATGTTGTGGTTACGCAAAGTGGTAAAAAAGTGAATATTGCTGATATTGTTTTGCCTGATGATGTGGCAAGAACAATAGCTAGCATGATTGGTTGACAAGTACATAAATGACAAGTAGAATGTGCCGTAGAATGTAGTGTATATGCGGCACATTTTACGTAGGAGGGTAATAAAAATGGAATGTGTGGCATATATAAGAGTGTCAACAGAAAGACAGGTTGAAGAGGGTTACGGCCTTGAAAGTCAAAAAAGAGATATCGAAGAATATTGTAAGAAAAATGAAATGCTAATCACTGATTGGTATATTGATGCTGGACTATCTGGGATGGACATGACCAAGCGTGTTGAACTGCAACGGCTTATATCGGATATATCAAAAATAAACGACATAGTAGTATATAAGCTGGACAGACTAGCAAGGGATTCAGTAGATGCATTATACATGATCGAGAAACTCTTTACACCGAAAGGCGTCAGAGTTAATAGCGTACACGATTTTGCCAGGTATGAAACACCACAAGACAAGTTTCAAACACATATTATGGCGGCAGTTGCCGAATACGATAGAAACACAATGTTGCTGAGAATGCGCGGCGGTATGCTGGAGAGAGTTAAAAATGGCTACTGGATGGGCGGTGGCAATACACCATACTGTTACCGATATGATAAAAACCTTGGCTATCTTGTACCAATTCCAGAACGTGCCGAACAGGCTAATAGAGCTATGGATTTGTTTATTGGCGGTATGTCCGACGTAAAAATTCAGAGATTACTTGGCTATAAGAGCGAATTTGTTGTGAGAAATATCCTTACAGGGGTTGTTAATATCGGTTATATCCCATACAAGGGCGGCACATATAAAGGATTGCATGAGCCGATATTTGAGCATGACAAATTTTATCTTGCTCAGGAGTTGAGAAAAAGTAGACGTAAACAACATGTATACAATTTTACCGAGCCACATTTGCTTACAGGTTTGTGTTATTGCAAAACCTGTGGTTGCAAGATGCGATACCAGAAGATAACCGGCATGGGGATTCACAAGATATATTGTTGCTCACACGACAAATACTTGGACTACTTGCCGAACTACAATGCAGATTGCGACAACCCCGGAGCATGGGCAAGCGATATTGAAATAGCATTTGAGCATGAGATACTTGGCATCTCAATAAATCTATCACAATACAAGCCAAAGGCAAAAGAAACAAAGTTGCAAATACTGACTAACCAGCTTGAAAAACAAAAATCAAAGCTAAAACGGCTATACACCCTGTATGCAGAGGGAAACGACATGGTTTTGGATATGATTAAGACTTTGGAGACTGAGATCAGAGAGACTACCGAAAAGATTTCAGCTGAAAGAAAAAATGGTCAGCATGAGCAGAAAAAAGAATTTGTCTATGAAAATATAAAAAAACTTGCCGACATCTGGGATGGTATCAGCAAGTCTCAAAAAAACTCTATACTCAAAACTATAATTGATAAGGTAATTGTAGGCAAGGACGATATAGAAATTCAGCTAAAAAACTTTTAGCACTTACATAATGCAGTTCCTATGGCGTTAAGGTGGTGCTATACAGCATATACACTACATTCTTTTTGACACATGACGCATTATGTGTCTTTTTTATTGCTATTTTTTAGGCTATATGTTATGTTGATTGTGTACTTAGGAGGTATATTGATGATTGATATATCTAAGCTGATAAAGGCTGAATATGAGTACATAAGATTTAATGCCAACTTCACAGAGCGAGAATTAGAACTGTATGAGTTGCGCAACAAACAATACACATATGAAATGTGCGCCGAGTTGATGAATATGAGTGTATCGACAATAAAACGGATAGCACATCAGGTAGACCGAAAGATAAACCGGGTGATACAATAATGACACTTTGGTGAGCTGATTATGAGCGGATAACGAACTCGTTACCGCTCTTTTTTTATGCAAAAATAGAGTTATAGGAGGTGGCTTATGATTACCGATGAAATATTGGAACGTATTTTTTCTAGGGAAGATGTGGCAAAAGTGCCACTTATATATCAATCGACAATGATACACGCAATTGACGAAGAACTTGAAAAGGAGAAAACGGATGATAGCACAGACACCTTATCAAAATATGATTTATAGTCAGCCGCAAATGGCTTATACACCCCAAATGTACAATCCATGGACAACTAGACCACAATCTCAGGTTCAGCCTATGCCAGTAGAGCAACCTCAACAAGTAATGCAGCCGCAAGTAAAGCCACTTACAGGTAAGGTTGTTCAGACTTTAGAAGCAATAACGGCAAATGATGTTCCAATGGATGGCACCGCTGCTTTTTTCCCTAAACAAGATTTGTCCGAGATTTATGTTAAAGGATGGAACGCAGAAGGGCAAATTGAAACAATCGTGTATAAGCCTGTTAGAGACACAAAACCGACACAGGCAGTAAATAATACTTTTGATGCAGAAAAATTTAAAATAGACCTATCAGAAAGCGTTACAGAGGGTATTACAACAAGATTGGATAATCTGTATTCAAAAATTGAAGAAATTGAAAGCAAACTAACAAGTTCTCAAAGAAAAAATTCGCGATCACAAAGTAAAGGTGGTGACGAAGAATGAACCCAATTAACATTTTTCAAATGATGAAAGCTGGCCCACAACAGTTTATACAGCAGATGATGGGAAATAATCAGATTATGAGTAATCCTATGATGAAAAATACTATCAATATCGCACAACAAGGCAACGTACAGGGTATAGAGCAAATGGCGAGAAATTTGTGCAAAGAAAAGGGATTAAATGCAGATGATGTATTTAATCAGATAAAAAGTAGATTTGGTAATTAGTAGCATATTAGATGTCTTTGCAAATTACCTAGGTGACATCTTTATGAATATATTTTCAGGAGGTAACAATATGTTTTCAAACTCAAATTGTGCCAGCGTACCTTTAGTGGCTAACATTGATGGTAATGGCAATAACAATGGTGGTTGGGCTGACGGCGGATGGCTTTGGATAATCGTTGTATTTGCCTTGCTCTTTGGATGGGGCAATGGTGGATTTGGCGGTTTTGGCGGCAACAATGGCGGTGGCTATGTTGCGACAGCAGCTACACAAGCTGATATTCAGAGAGGATTTGATAATTCAGCAGTTATCAGCAAGTTAGACGGCATTTCTAACGGACTTTGTGATGGATTTTATGCCATGAACAACAGCATGCTTACTGGTTTTAACGGCATTAACACAAATATCATGCAGACAGGCTATGGCATACAACAGGCGATCAACGCTGACACTGTAGCTGGTATGCAGAACACAAATGCTATTCAGGCAACCCTTAACAACATGGCTGCTCAGAATGCCGCTTGTTGCTGTGAGACTCAGAGACAGATTGAGAGAGGTTTCTGCGACACCAACTACAACATGGCTACACAGGCTTGTGAGACAAGACAGGCTATCGAGAACAGCACGAGAAACATCCTTGATTTCCTGACTCAGGACAAGATAGCCACATTGCAGGCAGAAAACAATAGCTTAAGGCTCGCCGCATCACAGGATAGACAGAATGCACTTCTGACTACTGCAATGACAGCACAAACACAGCAGATTGTCAACTCTGTAAATCCTACAGCTATTCCAGCTTATGTTGTGCCTAATCCTAATGCTTATGCTTATGGATGTGGTTGCAATGCAGGCTGTGGCTGCTAAAAGTAGCAGCTACGTAAAAGCGAATAATTGAGTATCTTAATTGAGTTGAACTCGATTTTAACCGATTTAACTGGTTTTAACCGACTGAACATGATTATGTCTGCTATGCAGTATTACTTTTTAACCCAAGGGTAGACTGAAATATGTTTGCCCTTATTTTGTGAAAGAGAGGTAAAGATAATGGAGATAACAGGAATTGCATTACAAACAGTTTCTGCCGGAGAAGATGTGGCATTTACAGAAACACCGGTATGTGGCACTAAATGTATAGTTCACAGACAGGGAAGCGGAATTATCAAGTTGAGAGGTATTACTAATCAGTGCAAAGCAAGATTTTTAGTATCCTATAGCGGTAATATTCAGATACCAACAGGCGGTACAGTTGAAGCTATCTCACTTGCTATTGCAGTTGATGGAGAGCCTTTGCAGTCAACACGAATGATAGTTACTCCGGCAGCAGTTGAGAACTTCTTTAATGTGTCGGCACAGGCTTATATTGATGTGCCTTGCGGTTGTTGCAGTACAGTAGCGGTGCAGAATACATCTACACAGGCTATTGAAGTGCAGAATAGTAACTTAATCGCAGTAAGGGAGGCTTGATATTATGCATAAATGGGCTAAACAGATTATGGAATGTGTCAAGGCGAAAGTTGAAGCAATTGGATTGGATAACTTCGAGGGACAGAACCTTGATGACTTAAAAGATTTTACAGAAATAGCAAAGAACATAGCTTGCTTTGACAAGGATTACAGAATTGTTGAGGCTATGGAAAAATCAGAAGATAATGAGGACATTATGCGTATGGTTGAACAGTACGAAGATTATCCAGATAGAAGATTCTATGATAATTACCGCTATGCTAATGGCAGATTTGCACCGAAAGGCAGAGAAACAAGGCACGGTTATATAGAGCCTCCTTACTATCATCAAATGCCAGACGATTATAGGACATGGGAAGATAAGCCAATGCAGGAAAGAATGAGAGACCTTGACCGCATGAGTGGTAGAATGCACTATACAGAGCCAACGACTGCTACAAGAGACAGCAGAGAAGGCAAAAGTGGCATGATGAGGAGATCATACATCGAAGCGAAAGAGATGCATAAAGACAAAGACACAACTATGCAGGAACTTGAGAAGTACCTCAAAGGAGTTAGTGAGGACATTACAGATGTGATCGGCAACATGACCCCGGAGGAGCGGTCGATGCTTAAATCCAAAATGTCTACACTTGTAACAAAACTGTAACAATTACACATGATGTATATAAGCGTGAGGGAGTGCATAGTCGCTCTCTTGCGTTTTAAGGGGGCATATAGATTGAATTTTGAATTAAATGGTATTCAATGGCAAATTGTATGGGTGGACAATAAAAGTTCACTATTGAGCCGTACAGATGGCTCTATGAGCGTGGGAGTAACAGACATGAATACCCACTGCATATATTTGGCTAAAAGTTTGCATGGTGCATTTCTGCGTAAAGTGATTATACATGAGCTGTGTCATTGCGTTTGTATGTCGTATAACATATATATGCCGATAGAACAGGAGGAAATGCTGTGTGATTTTGTTGCTACATATGGTGACCAAGTATTTGAAATTGTTGATATATTAACAGGATATATGGGAGATAGAATGTATGGATAACATAGATAAGATATTAAAGTATATAAGACGAACTAACCCAGAAATGACCAGGAAAAAGCTGATAGAAGAGTTGGGACAATCGCACTATATTGCCAAAGCCCTTGTTATTGCATCAAATCAAAAATAAAAATTAATTTTTCAAAAATTCTTATAAAAAATATTCGGATTAATGTATACCCCCCCTATCAAATAATTCTGAAAATTTCGGACGGTCAAAAAATTTTTTCTCAACTTTTCATCAATTTCATGCGAGTTTTGTTCGGATTTTTGAACAGAATCGAAACACTTCAACGTGGCAAAGTAATAGATAACCCAAACCGGGATCAGCCACACGGTAAAAGAATACCACCGGCAAGGTTTATAATATGCCATTGTCGCCGCGATAGTTTTTGTTTACTGTTTTGCGTGTTGCTGTTAATAGATTTACACGTCCACACATTCAAAAAGCCTTAAAACGCAAATAAACGCGTTGTTATCTTTGCTCATGCAACAGCAATATAAACCGGGCGAGATCAACCGCCAGAAGTGGCAGCAGACAGGCGCAATTAATAAACCACCATAGATAATATAATTGTATAGAATTATATAGACAATTCACACAATTAAATATAAATATATAGTTAATAAGGCTATATATGAACAGCATAGCACACAGGCGCACACATAGCAATATTATATTATCAAAGATCAGAAAGCCGCCCGGCTGGAATTGAACCAGCCACAACCCACCAGCGGCGGCAAAAGGGCGCAACTCGTACGCCCTTAATCAAATATTAATTATTAAATTCAAAAAACAAACCGTTTTTATTATAACAAGTTGTGAGTCTTTTTTGATCCATAAAAAATCATAATTACAATCAAAAATTGCCTGCGTGCCTGTGTATATAATTACACTTCGCCCATTGTCCCAAAAAGAAAAATCTTTTATTTTCTCAAGTCCTAATACTTCAACAACCTTTCCCCCATAAATAAATGTAAATTTTTCCAGGTTTCCGCGGATTTCCCCAGCAGTTAAAATGTCTAATTTTTCGTAAATTGTCATAATCTCAATACCTCCATATTTTAATTTTATCCCTTATAGGAAAAACCGCCGCCGGTATCGGTCCGGCTGGCATCCTCTGCGGCGGTTAGAAGATCATCGCTCCCATGATTTTTTATCTATATCAATTTCAAAAATGGCGTTGTTTTTGGCTTTTCTGAGCTTCTCAAAGTGTTCTATAGCTTGTTTCCGTTCTTTCCCGGTATATTTAATACTGTGTGTCAATTCCTCATGCCCGTCTGTTAAATTAACATCATAAAATTGTATATAGTAAAAAACTTTCTCTTGATAGCGCTTTTCCCGATACAATTTTATTTTTTGCCGCATTGGTGCGGTTTTTATGAAATTATAGCGGTTTGTAAGTTCAATCTCGTACGCTTTAAGCTCAAGAATAACCTCTTCCAAGCGTTCTATATTTTGCCTAGTATGCTCGAAACTGTTTAAAATATCTTTTTCTGTGTGTAATCGCTCTGGATGCTGTTCATAAATTCTAATGACTTTTTCACTCATTCGCTTTTGTGGCTGTCCGTATACTGTGAAAAGCTCATTTACAAGGCGCTTGTGCATATTTTCGCAGGTGCCGCGCTCTGGACACCTGCAACAATTAATTTTGCATTCTTCTTTCATCATATTATTTTTACTCCCTTCAATGCTTCGGTTGGGTCGCTCTTAAAAATAAAGCTATGTGTAAATTTAGAGTAGTAACCGCCAATGTCGTGAATTTGTTTGCTAAGATTCATATAAGCGTCACGGCTTAATGTCTGTAAACACTTAACAAGAAAGATTTTCTCATGCGTTTTTGTGTGTTCACTTTCAGTAATCGTGAATGTTTCCTCGTTTGTGCTGATCTGATCTGGCGCGACTGTTTCTTTTGTTGCTGCTGGGGTAGTGGCTGTGACTTTGATCCGTGCCGTTTTTGGCACAATTTTTATATCTATACCGTTATTATTTGCACATCCGAAATAGTAGAAATCTACGTGAAAATAATCAATCATGCCGTCACAATCTTCATAATTATAGGAATTTACAAAATCGTCAACGTCTTTTATAACTGCGGCTGTAACTTCATTCATGATCTTGAAAAAATTCCTATGTTCGGAAGTAATGCGGTTATATTCAACTTCAAATTCTGAATCGTTCCAGCAGTTTAAAGTCCAATAGCCGTTGCGGCTTGCTTTTCTAAAGAACTCGTTTTTGTCGTCCTCGGTCAGCTCTTCAAATGATTTGTAAATTTCTACAGGGCTTTCTTTTAATTCAACATGCAATTCTTGACACATTGACGCGTAAGAAGTGCGAACACTGAATTTATAAGTTGGGTATTTCTCTTTTACGTAAGTCCTTACGATCTGCGCAACTTCTTTTAAACTCCGGTTCCAATCATGGTTTCCACCTTCCCAACCAAAAGAAGTATAAAAGCCGCTGCGCGTGCTCTGGGCTGTCTCTGTCTTTTCTTCCTCGTTTAATGAGTTGTCATTGGCTGCGCGGTCTTTCCAGATCTTAAACAGGACGTCATACTCCGCATTGATTTCTTGCATTTTTGCAAGATCGCCGCCATTGTCCGGGTGGTTTGCTTTTAATAGCTCTTTGTAAGTACTCTTTAATTCGTTGTAGCTCTTTACATTTTTAAAATATTTGCTCATTTTTTTATTCTCCTTTGTATTTTCTGCCTTGCTATCCACCAGACACCGGCGGCAAGCTCTTGCAAGTCGTCAATGTCTACCATGTGGAATTGTCAAGGTGTTTTCTGTTCCTTTCGATAGTTCAATAATACTCTAATATTAGAGTAATGTCAACACTTTTTTATTCTATTTTTTAGAATATTTTTCTGCTTGACTTTTGATGTTGCTATATATATAGTAGATACATACCCAGCCGGGCAAAATTGCTATATGGAATAAAGGAGGCGTACAAAATGATAGTATATAAGACGGATATATTTAAACTGCTAAAAGAGCGCGGATATAATCAAACAAGGATCCAGCGTGAGAAATTATTACCGGCTCAGACGGCGCAAAATATTAAAGCCGGAAAGAGTATCACACTTGATACTCTTAACAAAATATGTGTGATGTGCAAATGTCAACCGGGGGATCTGGTAGAGGTGATTCCATCAGATGAGGAAAAATTAAAATATTACTAAAAATATATTGACAATATTCTAATATTAGAGTAACATATGGTTAACAGATAAAACAAAGGACAACCGCCAGAGGCGGAGAAAGAGAGGACAAAATGAAAACAACAGTAAAAAAATGAATGGGGCGTTGAAATTGATTACAGCGCAGCGGTGGCAATGATGGACGAGGAGATCAGGGAGAATCTAAACTACAAAATGGCGCCGTGTACGGATCAAGAATTTTTTGACGCGTACACAAAGGCACATGAAGAGAAATTTGGCGAAGTGTGGGAACTTGCAAAGAAGAACCCATGTTATTAGAGGAGGAACAAAAGATGGATAAAGATATAAAAATAATAATGGCCACAAACAAGACAAAAAGAGAGGCAGAGAATACTTGAAGCGTGGCGCCGTAGTCTACGAGTACGAGGACTACTTAAAGCACTTTGACGAGTACGCCGGAGAGCTGGAGGAAGAATATAAACAGCAGCTGAAACATGAAGTGGAGATTTCAGATGATGGCCCGCTTGTAAACTGGGATATGGATTTAGTCACTTTTGAGGGTAATAGATATGTGATAGAATATATTTTATAAAAATGTCAAAATTTGACGCACGGTTATTATTGATATAATAACCGTGTTTTTTTATGCTTATTATATATTAAAATGTTGGAGGTATAGAAAAAGTGTTGGAACGTGGTCATTGTTATAAATTAAATATAAAGAGCTGTCAAACAATGATAAAGGAGTATAACAGATCGGCACAGAAAAGCGGACTGTCCCCGGCGTCTATGTGTGACATATTCGCAATTTTGGAAGAGGAAAACGGCCGGGCGCGCTGTATGCTGGATTTTGGACCTTATGCGCATGTATGTGCTAGCATCTGCATAGATCAGCTTGAGCAACACAGAGCCGGGCGGCAGAGTGGCGGAAGCTGGAACTATTTGACATTGTTTGATCTGACAGAGCGGGAAGCGATAAAGGAATATAACAAAATGTGGGATCAAGTCGCAAACTGGCCATCGAAGATTGTCAATAGTAAATCAACAACTTAATTAAATTTTACTCTACGCTAAAGCGTAGAGTAAAATCCTGTCTAAGACAATTCATCCATAGCCGATTGTTTTCCTTCGGCTAACGTCATGCATGAACACAATCTAGTCCATGCGTGATATTTCTCATTGAACATCATAACATCATATTTAGGGTTAAACGAATTAATTTCTAACCCGTTAGTATTCCTGTTTACAATGGCAACCTTTGTACCATTTACTTTAAATTCTCTTCTACTCATGATATCATATCCCTTCTTTATTTGATATACTTATTATATTCTATTTTTAGAATATTGTCAATAAGAAATATTCACTTTTTAGAATATCAGGTCCAAATTAAACAATGCTGCCATAATTACACCAACCTTTCTTTAGCCATATTCGATTTAGTCGAACAACTGTTTGTTACATTATTATTGTAAATCTTCGTCGCAAACTGGCCATAAAAACCAGAGTTGACAAATCAATAAGACAATGGTATATATTTTATTGATGTTTTTTATTCATATCAAAACACTAAAGAGGTATTAACCGCATAGAGTATATTTAACTGTATTCTATGCGGTTTTTGTATATGTATATATAATATATAGCTAGAGAGGAGGCGGAGACATGGAGAATAGCCAGGAGGTAGAAATATTTGACAATGAGATAGATATGTATTTGCAAGAGTTTTGCGACATTCACAAGCCACCTATTGATGATCTCACAAACTGCCCGCAAAATTTGTGGTCAGGTGCTATGATGTATATATATAGACGTATGTTTAAAGGTACAGATAGATTATTAAATAATAATAATATATATATGTCTAAAGGTGCTATATATTCTAATATGTACGATTATAATAAATGTTTAGATATATGCGAGTATTATATATATATTTGTGGTTTATATAATAAAGTGCCATCAATAATAGATTATTGTCACTTGACAGGTATTGACAACGACACAATAACGGAGTGGGGCAAGGATAAGCCAAGCCACCCGCGGACAAGAATTTACAAAAAATTGCGCGGTTTTCGTGAGAATTGTCTAACAAATCGACTAATTGACACAAAACAGGCAGTTGGCTTAATTGCGATACAAAACAGGGAATACGGCTGGAACGATGCCGGCGGAGCTGCTACCGGAGGCGCCACAATCGCTCTAACTGCCTCAGATGTGCGCAAATTGTTAGAGTCAAATTGTGCCAAACTTCCAGACAATTCAGCACAGCCGGAGGCCATAGAGGTTGACTGTACCGTGTCAAATTGTGCGGACAATTCAAACAATTTAGGACAGGCTGGAAACGTAGGAAATAAGCCGCTTTCTGATGGTAGCAATACAGAGTAAATATATAATTATGCGCTAAACGTGGGTTTTGCGAATAGATACAAAGGCATAGGCGACATAATGGCAAATTGTGCGAACAATTCAAGCAATATTAGCACTTAGACAAAACGAGTGCTAAAAAAGAACGCTGGAGGGGGTGGGGGTGTGACAGGACCCCAGGAGAGCCCCTACTAAGCCCCCCAAATATTTTTAAAATAAAAAAGGCCTTATCAGCCACATATAAATATATCAAGTATAAACCTACTCATAATGACAAAACAAATAAGCATAGGATTGGTGAGAATATATGATTGATATACCTGTTATAGACATGTGTAAAACAGGCCAAAACATAGTACATTATCGAAAACAACAAGGACTAAGTGTTAAGGATTTACAAAACATACTTAGATTTACAAATCCAAATGCGATATACAAGTGGCAAAAAGGAAGATCAATACCTACAGTTGACAATCTGATAATTTTGTCAGCACTGTTTAAAGTCCCAATAGATGATATAATCGCAATTCAGAAAAAAATATAGACAAAATCCAAATAATGTGTATATAATACATACATAATAGTTATCTATCGGTCAGATAGATATTCTTTAATCACATCAGACAAAACTATAAAATCCCCAAAAGGAACAAAATGAACGGAATTGAATATCAGATGGCTGCCATGCGTACAAATGATGGCAGAAATAGAGATAGACTTCTTAATGCTGTTTCAACAACAAATGGAATAGACGTTGCTGAACTGCTTAATGGTGTTATAGGTCTTACAGGCGAATCGGGCGAAGTTGCTGATCTTGTTAAAAAAGGCGTATTTCACGAAAAAGGCATAGACATAGACCACTTGAAGAAAGAATGTGGCGATGTAATGTGGTATGTTGCCATGATCTGTGATGCAAGTGGTTTTACCCTTGATGATGTTATGCAGACAAACAAGGAAAAACTTGAAAATAGATATCCGGATGGATTTGACACTTGGAGAGCCAACCACAAACAGGAGGGCGACATATGATTGAACTTATCATTTTGCTTTGGGTTACAATAAAACTTAATGCCCCTGTTTGGATATATATATTGTTGGGTATAGCTGCTTTAATTAAGGCTGTGGCGTTTGGAATAAATCTCAGCAAGGATAACTAAACATTTGGAGGTAATCACTATGGCGAAAGATAAATGCAGCAATTGCGAATACTGCATAACAGAAGATGGTGATAAGGTTTGTAACAATCAGAATAGCGAATATTATTCAGATTATGTTGAACCTGGACATGTATGTTTGGATTATGAGGGTAAAAACAATGAGTGTGACTGATGATATTCTGAAAACTGACTACAGTTTACAATTTGATGAAAAACGTAAGGCTTTAGTGGTTCAAAGTCATTATAAGTATGGCAGAGCTGGAAGAAATTTTGCTACAGGCAATGTTGACGCAATAGGCAGCCTCGAAAAATGTCTTGCAAAATTTAAAGAGACAGGAAATACGGAATATCTTCTTGATGTTGCCAATTATGCTATGTTCAGATATATGTGGCCGCAAAGTGGAGAATACTTTAAGCATACCGATAGTGATGAATCAGCCGGAATAGTCGGTATGAGCGTTAATGAAATGGAGATATACAAATAGGGCTATCGCCAAGTGGTAAGGCACAGGACTTTGACTCCTGTATCCGTGGGTTCAAATCCCACTAGCCCCGCTACTGAGTATAGGCAGTTGTTGCAAGTAGCCTTTCCACCTATACAGTCCACCATGACTAACCATGGGAGCCTTGAGACCATACAAGGCGAATGTGAATGATTAGCTCAGTTGGGAGAGCAATAGATTTTTAATCTATGGGCCATGGGTTCGAGTCCCATATCGTTCATGCGGTCAAGGGTTTTGATATTTTTACCTTGACTAGGCAGATGAATTTTAGTTTCATTTGTCTCCTTTCGCCCATTAGCGGAAAGCTGATTAAAGGACCGTCACCAGGTCCGATGGGATTGTGTGAAAATCAGCCTACAGAATGCCAACTGTAGCCGTATAGGCGGTCGAATACTCCTCCCCAGAGTAAATGATCACAAGCCCCGGCATACGGCTATATAGTATGCCATATGTATAATGACGCGGAGTAGAGCAGTCTGGCAGCTCGCTAGCCTCATAAGCTAGAGGTCATGGGTTCGAATCCCATCTCTGCTATTTGTTGGTTAAAGTTAAGCTCTTTCTAAGCATTGGGTCTATGGCTTGACTAACAATCTTAAAGCTTAAGGAGGCCGGATAGCAACCGGATAGAGTATTGGTGGCAGAGTCCTACTTGAATTAAAAAAATGCCTTGATTTGGAAAAATTAAGGAAATGCACACTGGAACAATAGTCAAGTGGTCAAGACATCGCCCTTTCACGGCGGTAACGAGGGTTCGATTCCCTCTTGTTCCATTACAAAAACAGAGAGATGTATGGTTGTGAGGTGAAATATGGCTGGTGGTGTACATAGGTGCGATCCGGATAAGTTTTCAGAGGCAGTAGCAGAATATATGGCTGGCAGAGTTACACAGGCTAAAGCTGCGCAGATAGCCAGAATGAGTATTCCAACCTTTTTGAAATACCTCAATATGCTATTTAGCGGAGAACCATTTCCGGACACGTTGTTTGTTTTTGAAGATAAGGAGAAAAAATGAGAAAAATTGCACTGATAATGGCATTGACATTAACTATGTTGACTGGTTGTTCCGGGCATGATGTAGAACCGGAACAAAGTTATATTGCTAATAAATACATAGATTTGACAACGGTTTATGAAGATGTAAATTATAATATAGAAGTCATGTATGACAAAAATACAGGCGTTATGTATCTTTGCAAATATGGTCAATCTAGTAGTTTCATGACACCTATATACAATGCGGACGGCACATTAAAACTATATGAGGAGAAGTAAAATGTGTGAATTTTGCAATGGTAAATGCCAAAAGATAGAAAATGGTTATACATACGGAAATGCAATGATAGTTGGCGATACACATAACTGGCATCTGTCCTACGACAATAGTGGAAACGAATATGGATCGGGGCGGTTTGACATAAATTATTGCCCTATTTGTGGCAGAAAGTTGGTGGAGGAATGATAGTTAATATTGATGCTAGTGTATACACTATGAACAGAAAAGGTTTCAGAGGAGTTCTCAAAATAGCGTCAAAGGCTGTTAAATTTGGCATATATGCCGTAGTTAAGGATGACAAAGCAATTATGCTAAACGAGAAATATGAAGATATAGGCAGTCTTAAAAATGCAGTTGCAGAATATAAAAAGCATGGGTTTAAGGTGTATTGGAATGAGAATAATAATGACGGTGGACAATCGTAAACAAGAATACATGGAAGAGCACTTTAGACGTGGCAATTCTGAAAAAGACGGCAATTATATTGTGATATCACGTACAGGTGCTATTTGTCGTGATAATTACAGTAGAGATAGTGGATGGCAAAAGTCAGAAAATGATGGAACTGTGGAGTATTTGCCACAATCATGGGAGAGATTCAATGAAACATGAAAGAGAATGGCACACTTGCGACAGGTGTGGAAAAGAAATAACCACAGAAACAATGGGGATAATAAATTTTTCTGAATATGGTACTTCCCCAAATGAAATTCCATCCTTTGGTCTTGATGATGAAAGAGGAAATATTATAATTTGCGCTTTTGAACATGTAAATAAAAAGTATGAATTATGTTCAAAATGTGAGAAGAATTTTGAGAGGTTTATGAAGAATGAAAACACTAATTAATTTTGTTAAAAATTTAAAAACATTTTATCAATTTTACAGAGATTATGAATACGATGGCAATGATTGTCGATTTATAATCGAGAACTATCAAGAGGTTTTATGCAACCGTACAAAGACAATGAGCAAACCTACATATTATGCAAAAAGTGTTATTGCTCAAATGGATAGGTGGTATGAGGATTCTTGGAAACCAGTGTACAAATGCTCACCGATAGGTAAGAATGCGAAGAAGTTAGATCCTGATTTATTAGGACTTGATTTTTATATGTTTCCGGCCGATAAATAGAGTTGGTCGCTACCCTAGAAAAATTATAGGCAGAGGCCGTAGCACCTCTGCTTTTTAGCGAGGTGCTATTTTTTATGTCTGAATTACAGAATTTGATTAAGGATTGCGAAAAATATATAGATATCCGGGGCATAGACGAAACAATTATCAATGCCTATCTTGATACTTGCCAACTAGCCAAAAATGATGGTGATATCACTACAATGCTTGAATGCACGGCAAGGTCAAAGGCGATTGTGAATCAATTTTGTTTGAAACAATTCGGCATGGATATCTGGGAAATAGAGAAATTCGCCCAGGCAAACAAGACAGAGATAGAGCTTGTCAATCAATATTATTCAACACTTCTTACGGAATCCAATGAAGTATTTGAAAGTTTTATGCTGTATTTGGAGCGCAAAAGACCGATAGAAGAAAGATTTTATCAGCCTAGAATAAATCCGTTGAGACAAGTGGCAAATGGAATACAAGACCTTGTAGATGATAAATTAGACGAATTATTTGTTAACTGCCCTTCAAGAATTGGAAAGACACAAATAGTGAAGTTGGGCTTTTTGTGGTATGGGTCAAAATTCCCTGAACAATCTAATTTGTATACTGCATATTCTGACAAAATAACTGGCGGATTTTACGATGGACTTCTGGAAATTATTCTTGACCCAACATACACATACGGAGAAATGTTCCCTAAAAACGTTGTAAAGAGACCTATTACAGATGGTAAAGATACCACTATAGATATTATTAGAAAAAAGACATACCCAACATTCACAATGAGGTCTATTTATGGAACTCTGAATGGAGCGTGTGATTGTTCCGGTATGGCTGTTGATGATGATTTATTTAGTGGTATTGAAGAAGCACTGTCGGAAGATAGACAAGCTACCGTGTGGGGAAAGTTTGACAACAATTTTATGAAACGTCTTAAACGTAAAGCAAAACTAATAAATATGGGTACAAGATGGGCTCCTGGAGATGTACAGGGGCGTAGGCTTAATTTGTTGCAAAATAACCCGGAATATGCACAGAGACGATGGAGAGCAATAATCATACCAGCCCTGAATGAAAATGATGAAAGTAACTTTGATTATCCATATAATCTTGGATATTCTACACAGGATTACTTGATGATAAGAGCATCTTTCGAGGAAAATGATGATATGGCCTCATGGTATGCACAAGATCAGCAAACGCCTATCGAAAGACATGGAGCATTGTTTAGCACAGATAATATGCAGTTTTTTAATCCAGAAGATTTACCAGATAGAGCTCCGGATAGAATATTTGCAGCAGTTGATCCTGCCTATGGTGGTGGCGATTTTGTAGCTATGCCGATTTGCTATCAGTATGACAATAATTATTATGTTACCGATGCTGTTTACAACGATGGAGATAAAGAAGTTACAATACCAGAAGTTGTTAATCGTATTGCTTGGCATTTACGAAAGTGGGCTCCGAAAACGGCAGAAGTCCACTTTGAGGAAACAAAAACAACCGCGGAATATAGAATACTTTGCGAAAAGGAATGGTCTAAAGTTGGCGCAATGGTTAATGCAACTCATGATCCAGCTCCAAATACCATATCAAAGTTAGATCGAATTAGAAATCATGCGCCGGACATAAGAAAACTGTATTTTATTGATAGAAAACATAGAACCAAAGAATATAATAAATATTTTCAAAATATTATTATGTATAAAACAGAGGGAAAAAATAAACATGATGATGGTGTTGATGCGACTGCACAGCTTTGCGATATGATTTATGGAATCGGGGGCGAATATGCAATTGCAGAACCTGCAATTAACCCATTTAGGAGGTATTGATTGGTGGAAACAAAGGAATACTTACAACAAATAGGCAGATATGACCGACTTATCAATAATAAGCTAGTGGAGCTTGCACAGTATAGATCTATGGCTTGCAGCGTATCAGCAGTCAAAAATGATGAAAGAGTGCAGTCATCACCTAGTTATGACACCATGGACAAAATTGTGTCTAAAATTGAGCAAATGGAAAATGAAATAGACATGCTTGTTGATAGATACATTGACAACAAACGAATAATTATATCCCAGATAGATACTATGTCTGACGAAATGACTTATCAGATTTTATTTTCGAGATACGTTGAGCAAAAGACTTTTGAAAAAATGGCGATAGAAATGAACTATTGTTACAAGCAAATCATACGAAGACACGGTAAAGCATTACAGGAATTTGAGCAAAAATGGGGAAACACATATAAGTAGTCCCTAAATGTCCTAGAATGTCCCATAAAACATATTATATAATATATCATGAACAAGTTGATTGATGAACACTTTGTTTTTTCTCATACTTTTTCAAACCTCATAAACCCTTTAGAGGCACCAGTAAAGCTACTGGTGCTTTTTTAATGTAAAAGGAGGTACAAACAATGAACGGAATAGATATTAGTGCCTGGCAAGGCGATGAAAATATAGATTTAAGCAAAGTTCCTTTTGATTTTTGCATTGTCAAAGCAACTGAGGGAACAAGCTATAAGAACAGATACTTTACAAGTCACTGTAACAAAGTCCTGAGCAAGAAAAAACTGTTAGGTGCGTATCATTACGCCAACGGCGGTGACGTACAGAAAGAGGCTGACTACTTCCTCGCATATGTCAAGAAGTATATCGGCAAAGCCGTTCTTGTACTTGACTGGGAGGCAAAGAATAACCCTCAGTTTGGCAAGAATGATCTTGAGTGGTGTCTGAAATGGTGCAGTTATGTGCAGAAAAAGACTGGCATCAAACCGCTTATCTACATCCAGAAGAGCGCTATGAGTGCCGTAAAAAAGGCTGGATATGGCCTGTGGGTGGCTCAGTACCCAGATAATGAGCAGACTGGATATCAGGAGCATCCGTGGAACGAGGGAGCTTATAACTGCCTTATCCGTCAGTACACATCTGTCGGAAAGCTCTCAGGTTACGACGGCAACCTTGATCTTAACAAGGCATATATCAGTGCAGCATCATGGCGCAAACTGGCTACTAAGGCTGTGAAGATTGCCACTATTAAGCCGGTAAAGAAGAGTGTTAATACGATTGCAAGGGAAGTGCTTGCCGGCAAATGGGGCAACGGTACTGATCGCAAGAGCAGACTGACCAAGGCTGGATATGACTATAGCAAGGTTCAAGCAGCAGTCAACAAACTTGTTAAGGCATCACAGATTACACAGGATAAGATCATCAATGCGGTCGCACATGAGGTCATTGCTGGTCGTTGGGGCAACGGACAGGAACGTATCGATAGGCTTAAGGCAGCAGGCTATGATCCTGATAAGATTCAAAAGAGAGTAAATGAACTCATGAAGTAGGAGTTGACATGAACAGATTACATTTGCAAGACCTTGTAAGAGGCCACTATGGTAGAAAAATAGCATATACCAATGTAGACACCATTACACCGGATAATATTGTGAATGTAGTCGGTGATTGCATAGGAGTATTTAACTGGAATAAGCCGATTATAAAGTATTTATGGAATTATTACAAAGGCGACCAACCAATAAGGTACAGAATTAAAGTAATTCGTGATGATGTAATCAATTACATCGTAGAAAATCATGCATATGAGATTGTACAGTTCAAGGTTGGACAGACATACGGGGAGCCGGTTCAATTTATCAGCCGTAAAGATGATGATGTAGTCAATAATGCAGTTGACGATCTGAATGATTACATGGTAGACGCTTGTAAGCAAGATAAGGACATAAAGGCTGGTGAATGGCAATCTGCCACTGGTACAGCATTTAAAGCTATCCAGTTTAATCCAAACGGTGATGTGCCGTTCAGGATTGTTACACCTTGTCCACTCAATACCTTTATCATATACAATAGCAACACTGAGGAACCGATGGTTGCCGTCACAGAACTTAAGGACAGTGATGGCAAGTGGTATAAACAGTGTTACACATCCACACATGAGTGCAAGATATATAACAGTACAGTTACAGACTGGAAATTACACGCTTACGGAGATATACCGATTGTTGAGTACCCTAATAATCACGAAAGAATAAGTGATATAGAGCTTGTAATAGATATGCTTGATGCAATCAACAATATGCAATCCAACAGAATGGATAGCATAGAACAGTTTGTGCAGTCGTGGATTAAGTTTGTTAACTGTGACGTTGACAAGGACAAATTTAAAGCCATGAAAGAAATGGGTGCATTGGTTGTTAAGTCAACCAATGGTGTCAACAACGCTGATGTAGATGTTATGTCGCAAGAACTTAATCAATCTCAGACTCAAGTTGCCAAGGATGATTTGTGGGATAACGTTCAGACAATTCTTGCAATCCCAACTAAACAAGGTAACACCGGTGGAGATACGCAAGGAGCTGTCGAGTTAAGAAATGGCTGGGATTTTAGCAAGACACGAACGAAGTTAAAAGACCCGCTTGTTGCAACATCGGAAAAACGACTTGCAAAACTTGCACTTAATGCAATCAGACTGTATGCAGATGATTTGAAGTTAACAGTTAGGGATTTTTCAGTGCAGATAAACCATAGCCCACAAGATAATATGTACACCAAAGCTCAGACTCTGGTTGTTCTATTACAGGCTGGAATACATCCACTTGTCGCAATCAAGACTGTTGGATTGTGGGGGGACGCAGAAAAGACATTCTTACTGTCTAAAAAATACTTGGATAAGATATATCTAACTATAGATGATGTAGAGCAACAGGAACAAAAAGTACAAGAAATAGTAGATAATCTTGGCAACGGAGGTAATAACAATGGTGACTAGATATACGGTAGTCCAAGACGGACAAGTGTATGAACCGGGTGATGATGTGCCAGATATGGGTAGCATTACCGCATTACAGTCTAAAGGAAATTACAGAGAATATAACGCTTTGTCTAAGGATATAGATAAGCTACCAACATACGTGTCACTTGGTAGTTCGTGCTACATGATAGACACGACAGACTTATATAAGTTTGACGGCGAGAGTTGGATAAAACAAGAATAGAGAGGTGCGCACATGAATGCAGAGGAAGTATACGCATTACTCAATAAGAAAATTAAAAATGGCGGTATTACCGATGATAAGATAAAGCAGATTGTAGAGCAGTATCTTAAGGATAATCCAGTACCTACGGACAAGACCTTGACTATTGAAGATACACCAGCAGATGCAAAGGCAACTGGTGACGCTATAAATGCAATTAAGGACACTGTGGATAATCTTAACGACATATTACTTGACAAGTTCTTTTCTTTGCAAAGAACGGGCAAAATATATGGAGTTAAAGTTCCAAAGTCAACATCAAATCCTACATCTTTGTGTGAAAAAACAAGGGATAATAAAGGCCTTGTTTGCGTACCGTCTACGGACACAGTAGAAAATCAAGATGATTACGAAAACATACCATTATTTAAGTGGTATGAGGTCAATTATAAGCGATACGATGATGGTTTTGCATACCCTACGGCATTTGTGGGTGACAGCACCTACAAAACAGATGGCGATGCAGATATGGGCGCCATGCAAATGACATTTTACTATGCTTGGCTTGATGTGTCAGACGAGTATAGGGAACTTGTCGTATCCGATACACCACATGAAGAACTTGGACTTAAACCATGGGAACAAGCGGTACGTGCAGATGGTACGATAATGCCTTATTTTATTCAGTCGAGATACTTAAGTGTTACAGGCTCAGATGGGTTACTGCATTCTCAGCGAGGCAAAGTCACAAGAAATCAAAGTTATCAAAACATGATAACCAACTATGGCAAGAAAGGCGCCGGCTATACTGGAGCTGGCTCAGACAGATATACATTTGCACAGATATTTAACCTTATCAAGTATGCAAATAAGTCAAGTCAAGATAGCATGGCGGGTGTAACAAGTTGGAATATACAATATCCAGCAAGCGTGCAATCATCAGATAAGCATAATTATTTTCCAGTTACCAACGCACAGGCTGGTAATTTGCAAGTAGGATTATGTGTATCTGTTGGATATGCTGATACTTCTGGCTCACTTGATAGAGGTGTGTCAAGTGTTCATGCTTATGCTGATGATGTAAAAATCACAGCAATAGAAACGCTTGACGATAGCAATAAGGCGGTATACCTTGACTGCCAACCATTTGATACTCTACCGGTTGGCGAAAGACAGATATACATGACGTCAATGCACGCGCATAGTGGTGATACTGATACCGTAATTGGACACCATGATGGTTCTCTTGCTAGCAATTTAGACGGAAAACATCCTTGTAGGATACAGGGTGTTGAGTATATGGTTGGTGGTGGAACAATAGCATCTGACACCGTAATGGTGTTTAAATCTGATTATTCTAAGGATGTGTATGTTGCTCCTAGGGGAATAAAGCATGTTACAGATGAAAGCACTATAAAATCAAGCTACTTGCTTGTTGGAAATATTGCGGCAAGCACAGACGGCAAAGGTTCAGATTATTGGACAGGCGATGTAGAACAGAATTATGGAGCATGGCTGCCTACGGATCAAGGGGCTAATAGTGGCCAAGGCAATAAAGATATTCTTTATGCAGGCGGCACTAGCACTAGTGGGACTAGAGAATATTACCAGGGCGGTCATCTCAGGTATGACGCGGCTGCGGGCTTTTGTTCCTCGAATTGCTGGGACGGGCTTGGCAGGGCGGGCTGGTATTACTTGTCGGCCGATTAAAAAGTTTTTTGCAGTTACAGGGTATACAAGTTGTTTAAGGTAGCAAGAAAGGTGGTAAGCAATGATAGTAAGAGCAGAAGAACCACAGCAAGAAGTTGTTATAAAAATAGATACCAGAGGGATAGCATGGGTGTACTTGTGTCTTAATGAAAGAGTTAAGACAGAGGAATATGCAGAACCCGGAGGGCAGTCAAAAATACATACATACTATGAGTATGATGGAACACAGTTTCATGCTCCTGTTGAAAGTCTTAATCTTCAAGATATTAACAACAATCCTCAGAAGTATGACGGCTATGAGCCAGCCAAAATACCGTCTGATATTGAACGTATAGACGCACAAGTAACATATACGGCAATGATGACTAACACACTGCTGACGGAGGAATAGCCCTATGTATGAAAAAATAAAAAAATGGTATCAAGTCTATCGTATATGGAATGCTGAAATGGTTAAGCAAGCCTATGATAAAGGGCTGATAACAGAAGAACAGTACAACAATATAATCAATGGAAATTAGCAATCACGTTTGTGGTTGCTTTTTTTATACAAAATTTCGCAAGTGCCGTGAGCGTAGAAAACGGCAATGTCAATCGGTGGCGTTGCACCGTATAAAAACGTAGACATACGGAGGTGGTAATCAATGAAAAGAGAAGATTTAGTATCAATGGGCTTGACCGATGAGCAGATTGAAAAAGTCATGGCTGAAAATGGTAAGGACGTTCAATCTGCTAATGCAAAGGCAAACAAGAACAACACAGAGCTTGAAAGGCTCAAAGCTATCGAAAAAGAGTATGAGGATTTAAAGGGGCAGAGTATGTCTGAGACAGAAAGAAATGCCAAAGCTCTTGAAGATGCTCAGAAGAAGATAGCAGAGCTTGAAAAGACACAGGCAATTGCAAGCCAGAGAACAAGTGCAGCCGAGAAATTTAAGATTTCCGCTGAACAGGCAAAGCTAGTGGTTAAGGATGATGGTTCCATGGATTATGACGCTCTTGGAAAGATTATCGCAGATAAAGAAACTGCCGCTGCCCAGGCTAAAGAGAAAGAGATAGCCAATGGCTCAACACCGCCGGGTAATGGTGGTACAGGTAGCAATTCAAGTGACACAAAGACGGAGGCAGAAAAAATAGCTGCCGGTCTTATTGAAAATCAAAATACAAAAAATGATATTTTGAAACATTATATTTAAGGAGGGAAATATAGATGCCAAGTATGAATATGCAGTACGAAAAAACAACATACTCAGGTGATGTGCAAATTCTCAAGAGAGAGCCAAACGAGGCCATACCTCTTACTTTGGATTTTGAAGAAGTTACAACAAAGGTGAATGGCAAAAAGATAGTTAAAGCTGGAACCCCGATTGGTAAAGACGGCAAGGCTGATAACACAGCAACAGTAGTCGGCATACTTCGATTCGATGTAACAGAGGATAGACCACAGGGAGTTCTTCTTAAGAAAGCTTATCTTGACACAGTGGTTGCAGAAAAACATTCAGGAGTAACATACGATGCAGCAGTCAAAACAGCTCTGCCAATGATCGTATTTGAGTAATTACAGGAGGTACAAACATATGCTAGTAAATGAAGTTATTGACAGTAAGTCAATTGCGCTGTCAGCAACAGAAAACGCAAGTAATCAGATTCCATATCTTGGATTACAGTGGTTTCCAGAGAGAAAGAAACAGGGACTTGACCTGCAATGGATAAAAACACATAAGGGACTTCCTGTATCTCTTGCGCCATCAAACTTTGATTCAATCCCAACAATCAGAGCTAGAGAGGGACTTTCCAAAGAGAAGACACAAATGGCATTTTTCCGTGAGGGAATGACAATCGGTGAAGAGGAAATGCTTGAAATCGAGCGTATTCAGTCAGCAGACGACCCTTACCTTGCAAGTGCTTTGTCAAGCGTATATGGCGATACTAACAATCTTGTAAGCGGTGCAGAGGTTGTTCCAGAGAGAATGAGAATGGCGCTTCTTTCAACAGTAAATGGACATCCAGTTATCACTATTAAGAGTGACGGTGTTCAGTATTCCTATGATTATGATCCTGACGGATCATATACTACGGATCATTATATCAAACTTGATGGAACAAGCATGTGGAGTGATACAGCTAATTCAAAGCCACTCACAGACCTTAACAATGCAAGAAAGAAGTTACAGAAGCAAGGCAAGATTGCCAGATATGTGCTTATGAACAGCAATACATTCCAGTATTTGCTTGATAATGCGCAGATAAGAAACTCAATCCTTGCACAGAACCTTACAGCAACTATTGAGGTTGATGATGATACTGTTATTTCAGTAGTGCAGAAGAGAACAAAACTTACTATCGTGCTTTACGATAAGATGTACATTGACGATGAGGGCAAGGAACAGTATTTCTATCCAGATAATAAGGTTACACTTCTTCCAGAGGGTAATCTTGGCAATACATGGTTCGGCACTACACCAGAAGAGAGAACTGCAAGACAGGTAGCAGATGTTGATGTAACCCAGTATGGTACAGGAATTACAGTTGCTACAAAGACAGAGTATGGCCCACCAATGAAGATGTCAACATTTGCATCTGAGGTTGTTTTGCCATCTTATGAGAATATGGATAGCACTGCCGTAATTGAAGTTCATCACGAGTAGGAGGCAACTTATGATATATCCCTATATCGTCATTAAGGATGGGGTATGGTATGATGCCGGAAATGATGTCCCAGAAACAAGCAGACCAGAAACAGAAAAAACTGATTCTGGCCTTGCTAATCATACCAAGACCGAGATCAACAGAATGTCAACAGACGATCTAAAAGCGCTTGCAATATCAGAGGGCATAGATAACGCCGAAAACATGACAGGCGGCGCATTAAAAGAAATGCTTATAGCTCATTTCGATTTGTAGGAGGTAGTCATGGAATACACATTGGTAGAGCAGGTCAAAATACGAAAAGGTCAATATGAAGTCGGCGACGATGGCTCTATCAAGTGGACTGATCTACAGGATAATCCAAGAATAGAGCAGCATATTGAGGAAATTAAGCAGGAAATACGCAACAAGCGTAATTACCCATCTGATTACACAGATGAGCAAATAGAAGAAGATATGAAACGATATACGACCAACATAGTCAGCTTGGTTGTATACGACTTATCTCAAGCTGGTGAGGAATACATGGCAAGCTTCGGTGAAAATGGAGTCAGTCGTAGTTGGATTGACAGAAATAAGCTGCTAGCTGATATATTCCCATTTGTTGAGATATTATAGAAGATTGTGCGTTACCTAACAGTAGCAGAGGGCATACATTATGGTGGTGGTGGGCAGTATGCAAACATAAGAGAAAGGCGGTAGATATATGCCAGTAGCAATAATTATCAGCATCATATCGGTTACTTTCTCTATTTTTTTTGGAATTGTCAGCCTTGTACTGAATATCAAGAATAATAGAAGAACTGATAACTCAGACCTAGAGGATAGAGTCCGAGAAAACACCCGCATAAATATGAAGTTAGATGCCATATCTAGCAACACTAAGGACATAAAAGATGAAGTTGTGGAAATGAGAAAAGAGCTTAATTCCCACGACAACAGAATTATTAAAGTTGAGGAAAGTGTCAAGTCGCTTCATCATCGCATAGATGGAATGGAAGCACGACTCAACGAAAACAAGGAGGTGTAAAAATGGATGTTATACAGAGTCTTGTAGCCAACATGGCTATTATAATGTCTGTCATAGGCGCACTTACATTTGTTGTGGCGGTAATTACACAAGTAATCAAAGGCGTAGGTGTATTTAAGAAGATACCAACCGACATACTGGTGTTTGTGCTGTCCATAGGTATTACTGTTGTGGCTTTTATCGCCTATATGCAGTACATACATATGACAATACTATGGTATATGATTCTTGCAGCTATCCTAGCCGGATTTATAGTTGCATTTGTGGCAATGTATGGTTGGGAAAAGTTATCTGAGCTTTGGAAGCGATTTGGCAAGGATGTGAAGTAATGTCGCTTGAGATTAATAAGCAATCTATGAAATATGCTTCTTATGGCAAAGAAGTAGAGATATATGAAAAAGATGATGACGGCAATATAAAGTATTTCATCACAGAAGAGGGACAAAAGATACCTCTTATAGATCATAAAGAAATATCATACGAAGAGCCTGTGTCATTTAAGGCGAATATCTCTTTCTCTGGCGGTGAAGCACAGGCAAAAGAATATGGCTTTGATGTCAACGATTTTGACGCAATCATAGTTACAGATAGAGGAGCATACCCTATTAAAAAAAGTGACATTATATGGCTTGATAGCAAAGTTGAACACACAGAGGATGGCTATATTGATAAAACTTCTGCTGATTTTACAGTTGTAGGAGTCAAGCCAGCTTTGCGGTCAACAAAATATGTCCTTAAGGCGGTGGTCAAGTGAAAAAAACAATAGATGTATCTTTGTCTGTGAGTAGTTTACAGAATGCAATCAAGGAGCTTAAAGCCTATCAAGCAAGGCTTAACCATAAATGTGCCATTATCGCTGAAAGATTGGCTGATGATGGTGTAGAAGTTGCTAGAGTGCAATTGGCGGATTTAGATGCTATCTTTAAAGGTGAATTGATTGAAAGTATACAATCAGAGTGTATTACAGATACAGAGGGTAGTCACATTTGGGCGGTTGTAGCCGGAACAGATCACGCAGCATTTGTTGAGTTTGGGACTGGTGTTATAGGGCAAAAGAAACCATACAAAGGCGAATTACCTCCGGGAGTATCTTGGCAATATGCAAGTGGTCAAACAATCCATCAACTCAAAGATGGTCGAATTGGCTGGTTTTACAGGGACGACAATGGCCATTGGTGGTTCACCGAGGGTATGCCGTCTAGACCATTCATGTACAATACTGCTCGTGAACTTGAAAGAAAAGTCAAGAACGTTGTGAAAGAGGTGTTTGGCAATAATGGATAATGCATGGGCAATAGAACTTGGCCCGACAATATATAGCATTGTCAAGGCTAAAGCAACAGAACAACTTAAGGATAAATACCCAACGCTTAACGTTACAGATAAAGGGAAATCAGATCAACCAGCAGTATTTCCAACAGTCTATATTCACGAACTATCTGGAATGGAACTGGGACAAGATTTAGAGGGACAGACAATCAACGCTGTAAGAGAAACAATACAGGTTGATGTGACTTCAAACAAGAATCACAGCGAATGTAGAAAGATTGTGTCCAAAATAACGGACATATATAAACAAATGAGATTTTCAGTCACTGGAACACCTCAATACAGTGTTAATGGTGGAACGTATATATGTAACATGCGATTCAGCCGTGTGTTTGGGGCTGGTGACACAATATTATAGTTAGCAATTAGAGCCATGAGGCTCTTTTTTTATGCACATTTTTAAGGAGGTAAAGACATGGCAGTACCAGGATTAAGTTCACTGGGTATTACTTTTGGTTATGGTGTTGAAACAGTCGCAGGCGAAAAGCCGACCAAATTTACTCAGTTGACCAGAATCAATGAGCTTGGCGATGCAACAGCAGAACCAGAGGCTATTGACGCATCTGCTCTTGAAGATTTTTACACGAGAAACATATCTGGTAGAACTACTGTATCTGATACATATACAGTAACCGTCAACTTGACACCAGATACACTGGCGGAGTGGGAAAAGGTGCTTGAAGAGTACAAGAAGTTAGAAGGAACAGGCAAATCTATGTGGTTTGAGACAATCACACCTGGATTTACCAAGGCAGAGTTTATCAAGGCTCAGCCACCATCAGTTCTTCCAGTGGCTTCAAAAGGTCAGAATGAACTTCTAACAGTCGAAATCAACCTTATACTCGAAGAGCTTGTTGGATTTGATACAAAGGTTGATTTTACACCGGGGGAATAGCAAACCACTCAGATACAGCCGTGCTGAGTGATGACAATACAAAAGATACAAAATCGGCTGATTATACGTATTAAGCAAACAAGGGGCGGTTTTCAAACTGCCCCTTTCCTATTAAGAGTAGGAGGAAAGGGAAATAGCATGACAATTACAATGAATGGCAAGGAATACAATATTAAGTTTGGCAATAAGGCGGTAGCTAGGGCTGGATTTATCAGCAAGCTGGCAAGAATTGGAGTAATGCAGTCAAGTACAGACGATGGAGTTGGAGCAATAGAGGGAATGGAGCAAATGTACTTGTTAATGCCACAAATCTTACTTGCCGGATTACAGGCTAATCATTCAGATGAGTTTGGCTACAACTTGACTATAGGGAAAGGCCGTGACGAACAGCTTAGTAAGGTTGAGGATATGCTTGACCATTTTGTAGACGAAGAAAATGGAGATTTTCTTAAGCTTCAGGAGGACGTCTCAAATGAGATGCTTCACAATGGTTTTTTAAAGAAACTGTTCGAGGAGGAGACAGCAAAAGTGCAGAATCAGGCACAGAAATAATCCTTGAACAGGATAACAAAGATTTTAATTACGAAAATTACTGTAGCGAAATACGACCACGTTGGTTAATGATGACCAAGGGCTATGGACTTACAGTTGAGGATATTGACAAATCTTGCCCAGCAGACCTTGAACCATACGAAAAAGCATATCATATGGCAGAAAAAGAATACGACTCACAAGTATATGCATGGGTAGGAACGTATGTCAGATCTGCTCTTTGCTTTGCAATAGATCATTGCCTTAACGGCAAGAAAGCAAGTTCAGAGTATCTTAAAGCTCCACTTATGGAAAATGAAGAAGATAGGGTAAATAGACTTAGAAATGAGTTTATTGAAGAACGATTAAAGGCAAAACAAGAATGGGATAGGACACACAATATGATTGACGGCAAGGACTGATGTTTTTGCCGTCTTTTTTATTACAACAAGGCGGTGAAACATGGCAACAGTAGATAATCTTGAAGTTAAGATACATGCAAGTGCGACACAAGCAGTTAATGCAGTAGATAAACTGTCAAATAAGCTCGGCACACTATCTAAGACATTACAAGGAATTGATAGTAATGGTATAGCTAAATTTGCACAAGGCATGAACCAGCTTGCACAGGGCATGAATGCAATGAAAAATGTAAAAATGCCTGATTTTAACAGAGCTGCCAAGGGTATAAAACAATTCGAAAACATTAATAGTGGGAAACTTACAGCGGTTGCAAATAGTATAAGCCCACTTGCTTCCAGTATATCAGTATTGGGGAACATGCAGTTCAGCAACAAGGGTCTTACGAACTTCATTAATTCCATTACAAGGTTGTCTAACTCGAACATTAATGGTTTGAATATAAACGCCATAGGCCAGCTTGGAAATGCGATTGTAGGCTTATCTAGCACGTTGCAAGGCGCTCAGAACGTTAGCACAAATGTAATTCAGCTTACCAATGCAGTTGGCAGACTTGCAAATGCCGGACAAAAAGCAAGCGTTGTATCAGCAGCATTGCCACAGTTGTCCGTTACGCTTCGCAATCTGTTTAATACCATGGCGCTGGCACCGCAATTATCCACTGGAACAATACAGATGACCACTGCACTTGGTAATCTTGCATCAGTAGGGGTAAAAGCCACACAAACAGCAGGTGGACTGGGGATACTTGCAGCAGAACTTAAGAAGTTTATGCAAGTTATGGCTACAGCACCACAAGTTTCACAAAATGTAATACAAATGACTCATGCACTTGCAAATCTGGCAGCGCAAGGAAGTAGAACGGCAAGTGTAAGCAGAGGCATACAAAACAGTTTTTCCGGTATGGGCAACAGCGCTAAAAGTGCTAGAAAACATATATGGAGCCTTGCATCGGCAGTTGGAAAACTGTATGCAGCTTTTTGGGCAGCGCAAAGAGTATTAAGTGGATTCAAAAAAGCCATAGACATTTCATCTGATCTTACTGAAGTGCAGAATGTCGTTGTTAATACGTTCGGTCAATACACGGACAAATTGGAGCAATTCTCCAAAACATCAATAAAAATGTATGGAATGTCAGAATTGTCGGCAAAACAGACAGCTGGTAGATTTCAGGCTATGGGACTTGCTATGGGTGCGCCCGTTAAAGATATGTCTGATATGTCAATACAGCTTACTGCATTATCGGCAGACTTAGCCTCTTTCTACAATATCTCACAGGAAGAAAGTTCTCGTAAATTATGGTCAATCTTTACTGGCGAGACAGAGCCTATGCGAGCTTTTGGTATTGACCTTACAAACGCTACTCTGAAAGAGTATGCGATGAAAAAAGGTCTTGACGCCAACATATCTTCTATGACTCAGCTGGAAAAAACAATGCTGAGATATCAGTATGTCATGGATAACACCAAGAATGTACAGGGGGATTTTGCGCGTACTAGCCAGACATGGGCTAACCAGTTACGCATCTTACAGGAACAAATAAAGGCAGTTGCTGGCGTATGGGGTAATGCATTTGTCAATATGTTAAAACCGCTTGTACAGGCTCTTAATAAAGCTTTATCGGCGGTTTACACTTTTTCCGAAAAGGTAGTAAATGCCCTTGGCGCAATCTTTGGATGGAAACTAGAGATACAAAAGGGTGCTATATCTGATGATTTTGAAGGTGCTGCCGGTGCTGCTGATGATATGGCAAGCGGAACTAAAAAAGCCGCCAAAGCGGCCAAAGATTTAAAAACATATCTTCTTGGAATTGATGAGTTAAATGTTGTTGAACCGGATAAAGACACAGGCACAAACGGTGGTGGTGGTTCTGGTGGAGGCACTGGTGTAAGCGGTGCTGGTGGCAACAATGGACTTAAATACCAAATAAAAGAAACAGAGGGACTTTACAAGTCTAGCATCAAAAACCTTAACCAATTAGGCAAGTATATCAGTGATAGTTTGTCTAAGGCAATGGAATCTATTAAGTGGAATAGGGTATACAAAAAGGCAAAAAATTTTGGCAAAGGACTTGCCGACTTCTTGAATGGCCTCATTACTCCGAGATTGTTCTCTAATCTTGGTTCAACAATTGCCGGCGCAATAAATACAGCACTTACTGCTGGAAATACTTTTGCAATCAATTTTGATTGGAAAGGCTTGGGTAAATCGCTTATATCTTCAATAACTGGATTTCTTAACACATGGGACGCTGGACTTACAGGAGCAACCTTATCTAACTTTGCAATAGGAATAAGTAAGACAATAGTTAGTGCTTTTGAGACTATTAATCAAGACGGCATCTGGCAAAAACTTGGCCAAAAAGTTGTGGATTTTATATGTGGTATCAATTGGGGAAGCCTTGTTTGGAACCTTGGTTCTTTAATTATTACTATGGCCAAGGAAATACCTAAGATTCCAATGCAAATATATGAAGGTGTAGGCCAAGCAATAATTGATAAAGTATTTGGAGAAGGTGCATATAGCAAAATATCCAATTCCAAATTATTCAAGGGCATAAAAAAAGCACTTGAATATATTATTGCACCAATGAATTTAATTGTTGACATAATTAACAAGATCAAATCTGGTGTGAGCAAATTGTCCCCATATACAGATAAGGTTCTAACAGTATTAAAACCCGCATTAAGCGCAGTCTCAAACTTATTAAGTACAGTTTTTTTGATTATTTCAAAAGTTGCCAATGCAATAGGTGAAAAAATTTCTCCGGCATTAAATTCAATAAAAACTGTGCTTTCACCTATATTGGCTGTTGCATCAGCAATTAGTTCAGTTATTCGGCAATTAATTGGTAACTGGATTGTTAAAAAAATTGCGGATATAAGTGCAAAAGTTCAAATTGCATGGGATATTATTAAGCCTGTTTTAAATTCAATTACCGAGAAATTGAAAACACTTTGGGAATATCTCAAGAAAATTGCGGACAAATTAAGCAGTGTTGCAAAATTCGGAATGAAAACAAGCCCTATAGTTGGATTATCAGGAATTATAAGCAGCAAGTTTAATATTGATACGACCACCAATGGAAAGACTGATAAAGACTATAAAAAACTGAATAAATCAGTTCGCGGTGCGATCTCAATTTTTGGTGGGAAAAACGTTGATTACAATGTAGACACATCAGTAAATGATAATAAGACAGACAACGTAGCGACCATAAGAAATATAGGAAAATTATGGGCCGATACTTGGAGAGGCAAGAATGCTAGGTACGATGCGCAAACCGCCACAAATGGACAAAATACACCAAGTAGCAGCATCTTATCTGGAATAGCTAATCGGTGGTCATCTGTATGGAAAGGCAAGAGTGCTAAGTATGATGCGCAAACCGCTATAAACGGTCAAAATGCAACTACAGGTGAAAAACTTTCTAGCATATCCAATATTTTCAGTCGGTACTGGAAAGATAAAACAGTTAAGTATAATGCAAATACCGCTGTTAACGGCAAGCCAACAACTAGCGGTAGTGCGGTTAAGTCAATTAACGATACATTGCAAAAGAACTTTACTGGCAAAAGTGTACAGTACAATATTAAGACACAGACAGATGAGGGCTTAAAAAAACTTGGTGAAAATGCCGCAAACAAAATCTTTATGGGTATGTCCCAAAAAGAAATAAAATTCAATGTTAAGCAAGCATCAGACCCACTTAAGCAAGCAATGTCTGGTACTTTTAGTTTCATGCCAACTTATGCAACCGGAGGATTCCCAGAAGATGGATGGTTCCGTGCAAACCAAGGTGAGATAATGGGTAAGTTTGACAACGGAAAGTCTGTCGTTGCAAACAACGAACAGATTACCGCCGGTATAGCAAGTGGAGTTAGGCAAGCAGTTGATGACGCACTTACGCCTTATCTCTCCCAAATTGCCCGGAATACAAGGGAAACAGCAGATAAAGATACATCTATCAATATTGATGGTCGAACCCTTGTCAGTGAAACGGATAGGCGTAGATCACGTAACGGTCATCAATTTACAACAGCATAGAGGTGATAATATGGCACAAGGATTATCAAGTTTTTTAAATGTCAACGGTGTGGACTTTCCATGTCCCGCTGTTGGCTTTACTTATACTATTACAACGACAGTTAATGCCGGCCGTAATGCAAACAATGTAACTATCGGTCAAAGGATTGGCAGAGACTTGTATAAACTGGACAATATGAAGTGGGTCGGCCTTGAACCAAAAATTTGGCAAGCAATGTTAAAAGCGGTTGAACCATTTTATATTCCAGTTACATTTGAAGATTATCGCACAGGTAAACCGATAACAATTATAATGTACCCAGGCGACAGAACAGCAGAACCATTGTTTGCAAGTCCAAAATCGCACATAGTAACTAAATATCGTAACTGTCAGTTCAACCTTATAGATACTGGTAGGTGATGTAATGCAAAATGTAAGCAAAAAATATAAGGAATCTATGAAGTCCCTTAACCGAAACAGAGGTTATATCAAAGCAACAATAGGCCTTGTAAATTCCCGAGCCCAAAACGAAATAAAACTAGACAAACAAACAAAAACAGCAGCATATTCTAATGGCATTGCCCCTTTTGATGGCGAAGAAGTAACTAGAATATATGCTACAGCAGAACCTGGCATTGCTGTCCTCGATGGCAATGCTTTTTTCTTGCCTAGAACTGGCACCGATTACTATAACAACGGCATTGTAACTGCTGATATTACAGGGATAGTTACAATGACATTTGCTAATCCACATACTATTAAGGGTTTGACTGTCAATTTTGGAAAATGTTATCCGACTGAGTTTGATATTATTACTAACAATGGCACTACACGTTATCGTAATGCTGATGAAGTATGGATAACGGAAGATGTTTTTACAGACATAACATTTATTACAATCGAACCAACTCAAATGCGTTACGGGCAGAATAGATTGAGAATATACTCATTTAAGTGTGGTCTTGCAAAAACATTTACCAACGAAGAGGTAATGGACTACAGTAGCAAAGAATATGTATCTCCAATAGCAGAAACCATACCATCAATGGATGTTATGATTAAAGTTGATAATCAAGATCAATATTACGATCCAGACAATCCAGACAGTGCAATACAGTATATGGGAATCGGTCAAGAGGTTAAAGTACAGTTTGGCTATGATGTAGACGGACAGGGCAATATTGAATGGTTGCCGGAGCAAACCACTTACTTATCCGCATGGTCGGCTAATAGTAGAGAAGCGACATTTAATGCTACAGATAGATTTACATTGTTAACCGGGCAATACTATAAAGGTCAGTATTATGCAAATGGGATTAGCTTGTACGATTTGGCACTGCTAGTATTGGCAGATGCAGGAATTACAGACAGTAGTAACTATTTTCTTGATAATTTTCTTAAAAATACTGTAACACACAATCCGTTACCAGTTGCTACGCACGCAGAGTGTTTGCAGATAATTGCCAATGCCGGCAGATGCACTTTGTCCATTGACAGGCAAAATAGGATTCATATACAATCCGCAATTACACCCACAAAAACAATATCATCAAATGGACAATTAGATTTTAGTGATATTGACAGCGTGTTACATGATGATAATGGAGCATTGACAGCTAAACAGTATGCAATGTTAAGGCTGACAGCAAGCAGGTATGATACATACAAATTAACAGCTTATGAGTATGCTACGCAAGCAAAATTTAAACTTAAATAATAGAGAGGTGATTTTTTGGCATCACAAAATAAAACAAAAAATCTTGGATTATGCCAATTCGGTAATGATGATATTCCAGATTGGCGAACAGATTACACAGGAGACATGGACAAGATAGACAAAAGTATAAAAACAATATCAGATGAAGTTGCAGAAGTAAAAAAATCTGTCAGTGATGGCAAGTCTAAAGTCGCCAGTGCTATCACTGAAAAAGGTGTAAGCACAGAGGCGACAGATACATTTGATGTGATGGCTGAGAATGTCGGAAAGATACAGACAGGTACATCAAACTCACAGATATTAAGCACAACAATGATATCCGGTGTGGTACAGTGCCGAGTGACACATGAGACGGATAATACATTAGATTAAAGGAGGAAGTATATATATGTTGACAAATAATTTCGCCGGTCTTGTCAGCCTAAACTGTCAACTGGGTTCAGGCAATTATACTGTGTGTAAAACCACAGAAAATAAAACAGCTAGCGCAAGTTACTCTTGGTTTAGACAGCTGTTTGGTGCATCGTTGCTTTTAAAAAATGCGCCTAGCTCAGCCATAACCGGAGTTTATATAGTGTTAGGGACAGGCACAACACCAGCAACAGCGGCAGATATAAAGCTTGAAAATGTGACAGAAGACTATGAGATCGTCACACAAACTAAAGATATACCGCAGACATTTTCAAGTTCAATTATAACTATCACTAGAGTTATACGAAATACAGGTAATGCACCACTAACCATATCAGAAGTAGGGTTATATGCGAGTTATGCAAGTGCTTTCACGGGAGCAATGATGTTAGCACGTGAGGTCATCGAGCCGGTAACACTGCAACCAGGCGAAAAACATTCATTCACAATGGATTTGTGCGTAGAATAGGAGAAGATGCAGAGCATGAAAACAGCTTACGCAATGTGCAGTACCGGGTTTTCACGACTTGACAGCGGGAACCTTTGTTTTTTACCTAAAAACAAAATATATAAAGAAGTAGGATATGTGAGCAAGGAAATAGCAAACGGCATTGGCGAGTTTTCTGCAAATCCTACAATTATTCTCAATTTAGATATATCTTACAGTTGGTATGGATTTATAATTAATTTTAGAAATTGTAAACCTCTTGAATTTACTATAAAAACTTATGATAATGATACGCTTGTTGATGATGTTGTTATTACCGATGTAGATAGCCTTAACTGGACAGACTACAATCGTTATGGCTCTGCGAACAAAGTTGTTATAGAATTTACAAAAGTTGAGCCATACGCAAGAGTGTCAATAGACTATGTTGAAATTGGTGACGCAACAGACTATGAACTGTCCAAAGATGATATGTTTGATACACCAACTGTTACGATGGAAGATAAATTAAAGTCAATTACCGTTCAAAAACAATCATATAAACCCGGCACCGACAAAAAAGAACTTGTGTCCGAAAAAATTACTGTCAATTCAAACAACAATATTGTGAAAGTTGACTTTTCAGCACCTAGTCACGGTTATACCGCCATCACTGATGCAAGTAATGTGACAGTTACAGTTGTAGAAAGTGGTGCCTATTATTGCATGTTAAAATTTGATGGACTAACTGATAAAGATACAACACTTACGTACACAGTCAGTGGATATGAGTATGTTGTGGACACTAAAGGATTAACCCATAGATACAATAATAATGGGGGCAAAACAGTTAATTGGAACAACCCACTTGTTGATAACACAGAAGTAGCTAGTTTGTTTGATGATTGGTTAGCGAATTATTACCTAGGTGCAGTTGATTATTCAATAAGTTGGCGTGGAGACCCTAGCGTAGATGCTGGGGATTTATTCAATCTGATTAAAACCAATAGTTCAACGGCCAAAATTAAGGCTTATCAAAATGAACTTACATTTAATGGTGCATGGAGTGGAAAACTTAGTGCTAGAAAGGCGGTGGATTAATTGTGGAATGAACCTAAAACAGACTGGAAAAGCGGTGACGCAGTTATATGGACGGATTACAACCGAATAAAAAATAACATAGAATATTTAAAACAAAGAGCCGAAAGTTTGTGTGGACCAGTTACAGGTTATCAAAACATGGGTATTGATAAGATGTATACAGATTTTTATTACGCAGACGAATTTAACACATTTGAAAACAACATTGCACGGATTAACAGCGTAGTATATCCACAAGACATAGGTGCCAAACAGACGTTTTATGACAATGGAGCGTTTATTAGCTCAGCAGAGATGAACAGACTGGAAACAGCTTGTCAACTTATTAAGGGTGCTTTAGACAGTATTAAGCCTAGACGTATACCATTTAAACTAGGTGCATACAAGGATATAAGAATATAAGGAGATGAATAAGATGGCTTTGAAAACAAATTATAAAGAGGATGTACTTGCTACAGCCAATACAAAACGTAAGTACAATATGATTACTAATGATGATGGAACGGTTAGCTTTGAAGATGTGACAGAATATCAGCAGACAGGTGATAACTTTGGTGCAGGCGATGTCAACCAAATATGTGAAGCTGTCAACTTAGCAAGCTCCACTCTGGATAAACTGAATTCTAATTTTCAAATTGTGGGTCAAGGATATGTCACGTTTGTTTTTCCAGCAGGGGACGACAAGAAGGGACAATATCAAGAAGTAACACAAAACATTCTTGTGCCAGCAGGGACTGATGAATTTATTCCAATTATATCATATCTTGGAATTTCTACTGAATCTTCTGTGCCAGCAATGCAGTTAATAGGGCCAAGTTACGATGCATTTGATGCATCAAAATCGGCGCAAAAAGTTCCGCTAAAATTTGCTGCAAATACAGACGGCTCTCCGTGGACAATACGTGTATTTTGGCTTGCAATTAGAGAAAATATTTTATAAAACAAAGCGGAGATTGTGATTACTCACTTTCTCCGCTTGTATTTGTTTCATCCCATTCGTCAAGACTCACATATTCTCCATTTGTCTCTCCATCAATATTGAGATAGACAACATCATATATAAAATTGTCAGTATCATATACTAACATTTCTACAGTAAAATCACTTTTAACCTCAGCTCCAAATGAATTTGTGCTATATACATAACTTTGGACTACGACAAGATGTCCTTTTCGTTCCATGGCAATATTGCCCTGATTAAAAACAGAAGATGGAAAATCTGCTGACTTAGGATTTTTCAAGCAACTTTCTACAGTTTCTTTTGCCATATCCCAATAAGACTGAAACTGCATATCTGAAATATCCGTTGCATTAACCTCTTCAGTAGTAGTCTCTGTTTCCTCCTCAGTTGCTTCTTCCGTGGTTGGCGTCTCAGTTGTCTCTTCAGTTGTGGTTTTTTCAGTAGTAACCATTTCCGTAGTATTATAAGCAACTTTTTTATGCTCCGATTTAGGTTGGTTCACACAACCTATTCCAAGTAATATTCCACCAACAATCATAGAGCCAAAAATGCCTATTATAAATGGCATAGCCTTTTTATTTTTACATAATAATATTATAGTCAATGCTACGCATATGCCAGCCCCTAAAAACATTATTATTGCTCCAAACACAATTAAAAAGTTACTCATTTGTATTCACCTCTCCCATGTGGTATATATTACAGTCATAGTACCATGTATTTCCCCAAATTACCATATATTATGACAAAAAATTAGACTTCTATTTTAATTTATTTGCACATATAATGTAAGTATACAAATGACAGCGAATTTGTATGGGAGGGGTAAAAATATGGGAAATAACATGATTTCAAAAGAAAAAGGAGAACTTGTAAAGGAAATTGACCAACTCCTACAAGTTCTCCCCCAAAAGGAATGCCAAAGAGTGTATGAAATACTAAATCAATTGTACTTCACTTAGCTCTGACATTGTATAAGGTTATTAATTAGATCAAGTACAGCTTTCTTATGACCATCTGTAAGCAAGTTGTACTTTTTCATTACTTCCATGCTTTCATCGTTTCTCTTCTCAACCTTATCCCAACCAACAACATCTTCTGGTGGAATGTTTAAGGCTTCTGCAAACTTCATCAACATGCTTACATCAAGTGTTTTTATTGCACCTGTTTCATATTTTTGAATAGTAGCCTCGGTGAGACCAACCTTTCCAGCAAGTTCCCTCATACTCATTCCTTTTGCTAACCTATAATTGCGGATGTTGTTACCAACTCTCAATCCGAACTGGCTAGCCATGATAATTACCTCCTTTCTTATTTGATACTATAATACTATCATACTATGATAGTTTTGTAAACATTTATTGTAAAAAACTTTCATAAAACGATTGACGAAACAATCACAATATGATATATTGTAATCACAATATGAAAGAAAGGAGGGTACAATATGAACTTGTCAAAACTCAAAGGTGTGATAAGAGAGAAAGGAAAGAATTATTGCCAGTGTGCAAGTGCTATTGATAAAAGCATTGCTACATTCAATTCAAAGATGAATGGAAAAACGGATTTTTCCATCACCGAGCTTGAAGACCTTGGAAATTTTCTTGGTATGACTGATGTGGAAAAATCAGATATTTTTTTACACTAATACTATCATACGATGATAGTATATATCATATCAAGATAGAAAGGAGAACAATGAACGAGTTACAGATATTCAGTAGCAACGAGTTCGGAGAAATCCGAACTATAGAAATTGATGGTAAGCCATTTTTTGTTGCTACTGACGTAGCAATGGCACTAGGGTATGCAAACCCACGCAAGGCAGTAAAAGACCATTGTAAGGGAGTAACAAAACGTGACACCCCTACATCTAGTGGTATACAGCAAATGTCTTACATAAATGAGGGAGATTTGTACCGACTTATTATGAAGTCTAAGTTGCCTAGTGCTGAAAAATTTGAAAACTGGGTAATGAACGAGGTTTTGCCGTCAATTCGCAAAACAGGCGGCTACAATAAGCCGCTTACAACGTTGGAGCAGATTCAGTTACTTGCCCAGGGCAACACTGAGCTTGCAGAGAGAGTGGACAGGGTTGAGGACAAGATAGGCAGTCTTGAAAACGATATGCCATTATACGGCTGTGAGATAGATGAGGTTCAGAAACTTGTCAAGCGCAAAGTGGTATCAATCTTAGGTGGTAAAGATAGCGAGGCATACGCCGACAGGAGCATAAGGAGCCAGACATTTAGAGATATGTATGGTCAGCTCAAGCGTGAATTTGGCTGTGTTTCTACTTATAAGAGTATCAAGCGTAGGTACATAGATGATGTTCAGAACTTTATCAGTAGCTATTCAGCACCCACGGCACTTGCCGAACAGATAAACAATGCTAATTCTCAGATGAATATGGGTCAGTATTGTGATGCCAGGAGGTGATTGCGTGGGAAGAAATTTAGACACGATTATAATTCGTGTCTTGTGCGCACTGATGGCCATTATGTTTTATATAGCCATCATATGCGTACCTATAGGGTTGGAAATATTTAACATTCATTTACCCATTTGGGTAAAGATATTGATTATTTTGGCATTTGCAGAATTGGTTCTTACAATGCTGGTAGTTGAGCAAAAGATGGAAACTATAGAGGAGGAAAGGAATGAGAGAAAAAAATATTAGTGATTGGCCAAACAACAATGCGGTGATTGCCGGATGTGTTGTTGACACACCTATATATGAGTTTTCAGTAGGTAATAAGTCGTATTATCGCGTGATTATAAGTGCAAGGCGACTGAGTGGAACAGAGGATTTAGTGCCTTGTTATATTGAAGATAGTAAGGTCTCATATATCAGCAAATTTGATTATGTAGAGGTAGTCGGACATATCCGCACTAAGCATGTTGTCGATTCGGTAGGTGTAAATCACACAAAAGTATATATAGAGGTACATGAGGTCAAGCCCTATACGTGTGATAAAAACAGAATTGATTTTATCGCCCATAAATATGCTGATATAGAAATTAGGTTAACACCTAGGGGTTACAGGGTTAGCGATACTAGAGTAATCAATAATCTCCCTAATAGAATTAGAAATCTAATTCCAATCCTCTTGTGGGGCAAGAGCGCTGACCGATTCGCAGATGTACCACTTAATTCTATGGTTGGCATAACCGGCAGATTTCAGTCAAGGGAATACAACAAATTTTATGAGGATGGCACCGAAGAGAAAAAGACAGCTTATGAGGTATCTGTCTCAAGATTTGAAGTGCTTGAAGAAAGAAAGGAGAAAGAAGATGGACATTAAATGCGAGGGAACGTGTAATAACAATGGCATAGATAATACGTATAGTGTAACTATTCCGCGTGATAGATATGAGGAGTTAATAGATATGGAGACAAGAGCCGATGTGCTCATAAGTGTAGCAAGAAGAGAAAAGTATATAGATCTGGACGTGGTACTTATTATACTTGGTGAATTGCCACTGGAGGTAGATAAAAAATGAGAATCAGTTTGAAAAAGTTAATTTTAGAAAACTTCATGTGTTATGCACATAAGGAAATTATTTTTGGGGATAACACTAAGATTGCTGCTTCCAACGGCAAAGGGAAATCCTCAATAACTAACGCTTATATGTGGCTGTTGTTCAACTGTGATTATCAGCTTTCTGATAATCCACCTATTCGCCGTATGGTTGATGGTAAGACTGTAGATGACGCGGATGTGTCAGTTACGGCCGTGTTTGACGTTGATGGCAAGGAAGTCGTCATGCGTAAGTCTCAGAAGAGGAAATATAGCAAAGATGGCAGCAACTACAAGGATGATAATTCTTATTCAATCAACGATGTGCCTAAGACATTAAGAGATTTTAATGCATATCTTGACGTTGATATGTCTATTCTCAAGATGTGTAGTAACATCAATGCATTTTTGTCGAAGAAACCAACAGAAATGAGAGAATTTCTGTTTGGATTAGTAGATGGCGTATCAGATGTTGATGTCGCAAAAAGCAAAGTTGAACTTACTGAACTTGTTCCACTCCTTGAGAAGTATACGGCAGACGAGCTTTCAGCAATGAATAAAGCCACAAAGTCCAAAGTTGCAAAGGAACTACCAGTTCTTGACGGACAGATAGCAGAAAAGGAAAGAGATATACAGATCAAACAGTCACTAGATATATCCGCCTTGGAATTGCAGAAAAATGCAATTAAAGAAAAACTGAACAAGGTCACAGAAGATCAGATGGACATGGATAAGGTAGCTGCTGAACATGATGAGATCGCAGACAAAATTTTAAAATTAAAGTTTGAAATATCTGCGATGCAGAACAAAGCAAATGAAAATCTTGATTGCAAGAGAGCAGCACTTAGAAGTGCGATAGATGATTGCAAGACTACTCAGATGAATGTAATTCAGGGGATTTCTGATAACGACTGGGATATTGACCAGTCAACAAGAACTTTGAGTATTTGGAAATCAAAGAAAGAAAAACTAGTGGCTGAATGGAAATCCGTTAATGCTGAGAAATTTAACGAACTTACTACTATATGTCCGACTTGCCATAGAGAATTTCCGGCAGAAGATATCGAAAGACTTAAGAGTGATTTTGCACAGAATCAAGCCGAGCGACTGGCAGCAGTTGAGGCTGATGGCAAGGCCGTAGCTCAGAAGATCAAGGAGATTGAGGAGCATATAGAAAAACTTAAGAAATGCAATGAACTCAATCGAAAGACTGTTGCTGATACAGGAACAAAGCTTACCAAGCTTGAAGAAGAATATAACGCACTTCCATTATGCATTGACATATCAGGTGATGATGAATATATCGGTGTGATGGCGCAGATAGAAGCACTTGAAATCAATATGGTTGGAATGGAGACAACAGCAACAAGAACACGACTAAAATCCGAAGAGACCGCACTCAGGCAGGAGTTAGCTGAGTGCGAAGCCAAAATCACTAAGTCTGATACAGAAGCTGATGAAACAAGGCTTGAGGAGTTACTGGCTAATAAGCGTAATTTGGGGCAGGCTCATGCGGATGCACAGAAGATTCTTGATTTGTTAGATGATCTTGATAAGGCTAAGAACGAAGTCCTTACAACTGAAATAAACAAACATTTTAATTTAGTAAAGTGGCAGCTATTTGAATTTGCTAAAAATGGTGGATATAAGTCAACATGTATTCCTACCATAGATGGCAAGAACATTCTTACCACGATGAGTAACAAAGGAAACAGGATTCTTGGCAGAATCGATATCTGCAATAGCATTCAGCAAATTAGCAATGTGGCTTGTCCTATCTGGCTTGATGATGCAGAGAGTCTTGATTCTGCAAATCAACAGAATGCTGTAGACATGGTAGATGGTCAGATAATAATGCTTGCCGTAAACGACAGCGAGAAATTGGAGGTAATGTGATGAGTAAGGCATTAGAAGTAGCAAGAGAACTTGTAAGGCAGCTTGAAGAAGCAGAAAGAAAGAATAAGGTAGAATTATCAACCTTGGCACCTGGAGATGTGTTTGAGATTGGAAAGAATGACTTTATTGTGCTTGAACAGATAGGGGCTGAGACCAAAATTATTTCTAAGAACTTTATGGCCGAAGACATAGTTTATGATGAGGATTCAAGAGATTACAACGAGTCCAACCTTAAGAAAGTGATTGAGGATGAGATTCAGCCGATAATTGAGTCAGAGGTTGGGGAAAACAATCTCGTTGAGCATACTGTTGAGTTAACATCAGTTGATATGCAGCATGAATTTGATGATTGTAAATGCAAGGTAAGACCTATCACTTTTGATGAGGCTAGGAAGTACAACAACTTACTTCCTAACAAGGACTTGGACGATTGGTGGTGGACATGCACTCCTTGGAGCACTAAGGAAAGAGATTGGGGTTATAGCATGACCGTTGTTTCGTCCGCTGGCCATGTCAACGGCAACTGCTACTGTAACTACGGCCGCGGTGTTCGCCCGGTTTGTATCTTAAAATCTAATATCTTTGTATCAAAGAAAGGAGAGTAATTATGGCAACATTAACAATGAGAGTATTACAGGAACAGATTAATGATCTCAGAAATGAGATTGCAATGCTAAAAGCGACATCAAAAACGGCTAACTTTTTGGAGGGACTTGGCATCGGAGATACATTTGAACTTGCAGATACAACGTGGAAGATTCTTGATATTACAGGTGCTGGATATATTTGTCTGGCTGATAACATTGAAGACATGGAGTTTGATTCAAATTCAAACAATTGGGAAAACAGTGGTCTTCGTGGCTATCTTAATGGAGAGTTTTTTGAGAAGATGGCTGCAGAAATAGGTTCAAAAAATATAATTCCGTTTGAGAGAAATCTTTTATCTCTTGACGGCCAGACAGAATATGGCAAGTGTGAGGATAAGGTCTCTCTTCTTACTGTTGACGAATACAGAAAGTATAGAAACCTCATACCAAACACCAAAGATTATTGGTGGTGGCTTGTTAGCCCTTGGAGTACACCATGCAACGATTACAAAAGAGCCGTATCCGTTGTTTCGTCCGCTGGCGATATCCTCATCAACCTCAGCTGTGGCAGCAGCCGCGGTGTTCGCCCGGTTTGTATCTTAAAATCTAATATCTTTGTATCAAAGAA